GGTTTCTGTTGTATTGTCAAGATAGTTTCTAAAATTCTTATAAGATTCAAAACTGAGCATACCTGCCATCAACTCCGTAAAAACTTTATTTTATATGACATTTTTATTTTTTCATGATATAATGTGTTTTGTAAATTTCCAATACCAATTCACGATAGCCGGGTGAGATAACAATGCTTGAAGAATACAAAGACTTTTTTATGGCTATGCTTGCTATCTTAGGAATTTTTATACCGCCACTTGTGTCTATTATCACTGAGAAGATTAAGAATCCACAAATTTCTTATAGAGTGCCAATTATTCTTTTAATAAGTGTTTGTTCACTATTGTGTTTTGTTGCTTTTTACATATTTTTTACAGATATCATTGAAATGCTTTTTGAAAAAATATCAAAATTCATACTTACAGCTAATAATCTTTTTGGATTGCCGCCAAATCTTACAAATTTTTTCATGCAGCTTTTTATTGCATCTTCTATTTTTATGTTTGGGGCTCAGATTTTTTCAGAAAGGCTTCACAATCGAAGATTTCTTTTCACTTTTGTAACCGGATTTATATGCAATCTTGCATTCATTATTGTATGGACCTTATGGTATACCTGCATCCAAAATCCTGGAACGCCATTTTTTGTTGGCACGTTTCCAAATACAATATCGTGCATCCTAAATTGTGCAGCAGCACTTTCGTATTTGCCAGCCTGGTTCTCTTTTGTTGTTAGCGGATTTGTCTTTCTATTAGGGGAACAGCTCCCAATCAAAAAAATCATTATTTCAAACTGTATTTCTAATTTTCTATTCTCTTTCTTTTTCTTTGCATTGACTAACTCATCAAACTAATCTTTTATACAGCCACAATCCTGTGATATGGATTGGTGAAGTTCAACCTTATACTTCTTGGATGACTTGATTTTTTCGATTTCATAGTCACCGAGTTGTTTAAGTACACCGCTGTCTATCAGCATCTCCATTACTGCAATAAGCTGATAATACTCAGTTAAAACTTCCAGTTCATTGGTCACTTGTGGCGTTGCTGGATTGTAGTTGCTCCGTCCAAAACGTAGCACCTTGGAAACTGCCTGTTGTACTTCGGCACACTCTTCTGTCAGTGTTACAAGCAAATTTTCGCTTTTTGTCATCAATTTTCACCACCAAATTATTCTTTTACCGTAATTTATGCCGCCATATCAAAGTAAGCAGCAGCAATTTCGTTATTCCCCTGCTCAAACTCTTCCATGTAACGCCATGAAGAACCCTTGGGCCATCCGCCATTCAAGTATGATGCGACATCTCGCTTATAAATGGAATATCGCTTATCACCCATACCTTTGCACATACAGTATTCTCGAAACGTAAACTTTTTGAAGATACTTGGCTGATTACACCATCCGGCAAGGCAAGAATACATACCATGATAAGCTGAAGAATAGCACTTCTCATATCGCATGATATACGGGATTGCTCCGTAGCGTATAAGTATCCTGATTCTCTCAAACGTGTCTCGAATGTCGTTTAACCAAAACCTCTCATCCCATTTCCCGTCTCTATCAAACCCGCAAAGAACATAGAATTTGAAGTGCTTTTTTGTATCTGGATACTTTTCCTTTATCCGCCTTAGTTTGCTCTCGATGATTTCTCTATCAGCGATATTATCAAACGCAAATATATAATCACCATCATAATTCCAGGCCATAAGGTCATCAATCTTTTCGTCAGTCAACAACCTCTCATCAAGCCCCTGCTTGAATTGAAACCGTTTGCCAGTCTTTTTTACTTCCGTTATAATTTCTCTCCATTGAGGACAGGCAAAAAAGTTATCGTCCAGCAGGCATAGCTTTGGCCTGCTCTCATCCATAAACTCGTAAACAGGGGAATGCTGGACACACTGCGTATGGTTCTTGTTCACACAAAAATCGCACTGTCTGAAGCAGCCCCTTGTCAGAAAACCAATCGAGTAGTCAAGGTAATAGACGAAATTAGTCCTGTTTGCGCCGCTCTGGATTTGGCTGTTTACCCACTCATCGTACAGATGATAGTCCGGCATGATGTGCTCTATCTCTGCCGGAAGGGGAGGGGCATTTTCGTAAAAGAACCCCGTCCCTCCACACGTCACGTTCTCTGCGCTAACAACAGCTTCTGGTACTATGGTGTCAGTAAACGCCTTTGAGATATAAACCTTGTCGTATTCTCCTACCGTATCATAGTTCAGAAGAAGGAAAACAGCGTCTCCGGCGTTTTTGTGATATGCGCTTATTTTCATTGACGCAAGGTTTGGAAATCTGTGTTTCTTCCTCCCGATTAAGTCTGCATCAATTATTCCGATTCTCATTATTTACATCCTCTCATATGTAAATAAAATTAACCTTTCATGCTCGTTTATAAGCGAGATACACAGCTTCCCTGATTGCATCAACGAGTTCTTGTGAATCCTCTGGAAACTGCTTCATATCGAGCCATTTGAGCATTTCGCTGTCTACCGGAATTAGCACATCAGCCACAGTTGGATTTGTTACAAAAGCCCATTCATAAGCGTCTTTTGCTCCAACTAACAATCCACAGCACATTTTACCGTTATACTCAGTGCCCTTTTTGTGCTGACACTCATCTATGGGCCTCCCGCAAATAGAACACAGCACCTGTTCCACGGCGCAGCCAACGCTAACCTCCCGTTTAATGCCTCTTTTAATCTTATCTATGATTGCGGCATTTTCTGGCGTTCTCATCATGTAAGCCCAACCCTTGAGAAAGCGACGAGGGCGTCCATCACTGGTGATGGCACCACCATCATCAACCACCTCGGTTCGATAGATGTGTGCCACCCGCCCCTTCGCCGACCACCGGTGGTCAAAGATACCGGCCTTACCCACGAACATGGGGGACAGCTCCTCTAAAGTGCTATCGCCGAACCGCTCAAAGTCTCGGTCAATGTCGTTGTCACACAGCCGCAGGGCAAAGGTGTATACCTCATTCTCTTTTATTGTCTCACGAGATATAGCATTGATTAAAACGATGTCGTCTAATTCTTTCACTATAAAATCAGCCCTCACTCACTATCCGACGGTTCCATACAAATATTGCCTGCTCATCTACCTCTTTCCAAGGCTGGTAGGGCAACTGCCGGTACGTTACTGTTCGGCATCCACAACTTTTACACTGAACAACTGCTTGGCGCATTCCTGCACGCTGTTGGCCCGGATATCCATGTTTCATTTTTGCCTCTCCGCCGCAGAATGGGCAAGGCTTTAATTTTATATCTGCCATAAAACCATCCATCATTCCCATCATTCCCATGGCAGCCGCTTTTACCAGTTGTCAAAATCGGTTATATCCTCTTGCTCCCCGCACTTCGTACAGCGAATGTATATTGCCGTACCAATTCCAGTTCCGGTCAGCCCATACTCAAAAGTAATTCCAGCTTTGCCGCAGGAACACGTTTCATAATGCCTTTGAACAAACCTGTCTCTCGCATCCATCTCCTTGTCAGACATTACATGGAGACTATGCCGATATGCGCTGTTTACACGCTCCTTTGCTTTTTGAATCTCTTCTTCTGCGTTAAACTCCATAAGACGTTTCTGGAGATGATCTCGCTGCATACACACTTGATCGTACTTTTCTTGAACCTGTGACAATAGGTCATTCATTTCCTCTATAATTGCCATAAAATAACCCCCATTTTTATGATTAAAATACTTCTCCGTTTTTGCATTCATAAACAACGTTCTCGCCGCTTATTGACCGAACAAACAACTTATACGCATTAAGAGCATCATTCGCTACAATATGATACGTCCATCCATTATGTATAGCAGTAATACCAAATCCGATGTCTTTCTTTCTGATATTACAAAGGGCCCGATCAGATCTGTTTAGAATTGCACCCTCTTCTTTAATGACTGCTCCCTGCCGCAACGCCTGTCTCCTCCAGCGCATAGCAATTTTCTTACGCATAACAGTTACCTTTCATCGTCTTTCCCCGTAGCTGCAAAAATCATCATCTTTCATATTTCCACACATGATGTTTGGCTGCCCTGGGGCACCTTCTCTGAATCTACAATCCTTGCATTGTATAATCTGAATCGCATCTTTTGACTCCATGCGTTTATTCCACGCTTGCGCTGCTTCATCTATACTCAATCTATCCGGTCCGCTACACTCACATTCACTGCAGGATACTCCGTACCATTTTCCATCACCACCGAGATGAATCTTTTCGAATGGAACCATATCCCATGCCTCCATTATCGCTTTCCCTCCACAGAACGGACAAGTCTTCAGCTTTATTTCCATGATAAAACCACACTTTCATCCAGAGTATGCCATCAGTTACTGGCATTGTTCCGATGGGTTCAAATTTCAGAGCATATGTTGCACTGAAATTTCAGCCCACCGAATTGATTGGGCTGAAGGTGGATTTGATTTAATCAATCGTCCACCAGTAATCAAAGATTCTGCGGTACATATTCCCTTTGGGAGGAATTTCCATGGTGCGTCTTACTTTCTTATTTGATACACGCTTAAAGAACACCTTGTTTGCGGAACTTTTAGGATACCTGATGTAAGTGCCGGGCACATATTCTCCATCTGACCAGCGACCGCAAATACACGGTGCATTTCGCCATCCGCCCCAATTATCTCTGTCGCGGTACTTCTTGATGGTTTTCTGGTGCATTTTGCGTCTGTAGGCACGACCAGTCATCCTTTGCCCGGCATTGTGATGTGCCGGCATAGGTGTCCATGCGTCTTCACAGTAACCGCCGTTCCAAAATTCGTTATCGACTTTATCGCAGCCACAGTGATCAAATTGGAACCCACCGTATTCCGGATACTTAGCCGCTATTGAAAGCCGCTGCTCAAGCTGCTCTACGATAGGACATTCATCACACGCAAAGCATTGCGCTCCACCAACATCAATCATCACGTACCTCCGCTTCTCAAATCGTTCTGTTATCGGAAAATCACTACCATACTCGGGAATGGAGCCGAATTCTTTCCGTCCCCAAATTTCAGGCGGCCACGAAGAAATCTGGTCTCCACGTTTTCTTTCTGGTATATGTAGTCGTGAAAATATGCCGTATCCGTTCTGGCAGGAATAAGAAGCACAACAGTCGTATTCGGCTGCTGTGCTTCTTCATAGCATTTCTTCACCCAGTCTTTTATTGCCCGGCCATATGGTGGATTACAGAAGACTGTCTCCCCCCCCACGGCTGGCGCAGGCCATCGTCTTCTCTGGTGAAATATCTTTCACATTTATGATTTGATGAATCTGCGCATGGGTCGAGCGTAAAAGAGAACTCTTCATTCAACGAATCAAAGAAATTTTGCGGCGTTGACCACTGATCCGTCTTGCTGCTGAACATAAGCTCTGTATTCATTTTTCACCCATCAAACTGACATTTTATTCAGTTGTTTCGCCTGTGCCGCCAGTATCGCCACTGCCGCCAGTGTTACCACCATCACCGGTATCTCCGTCGGTCACATCTCCTGTGTTGTCGCCGGGAGTATCTCCGCCGGTAGTTCCTCCGCCAGTTCCAGAGTTATCTTCCATATCCATGAAGCTCTCAAACGCCAGAGCGCATTCCGGACACAGTTCCTTCGTCCAGATATGGTCGTTCATTTGCCGGTCATTCGCAGGGGCTGGGCACCTGACGCCAGGTTTTGACTCCAGAGGTCTCGCATAGGTTACGACCTTAATCTTGCGCTCGTTCTCCACGATCTTCTTACACCTATCGCACAGAGTACATCTCATTAAAAAATCACATCCTTTGCTTAATCCTCCACGAACATCTCGCGGAGCACACCTAAAAGCCCGATAAAATCATCGAACAGAGGGATATATTTTGCGTTGATATATTGGTCGTTCTGAGCGCTATCAAGCGTGACAAACGGCGCAAACGACAGCTCCCCCTTATCAACGCACAGAACGCCGAGGGAGAGACCACGCTTATCCAGTTGGTAATGAGTATGATTCTTCCCTATCAGCCGGATAGTGACCACACATCCGGTATTATCCTCAAGACTGTCAGCGAAACGCTTATAGTCTTTCACTTTGAAAATCTCCATTTTGTACCTCTTTCTTTTGACGCTGCAGTTTATCAGCGCAAGTCCAAAGATTCTTAGGAAGCGGCAAAACTGTAATCAGCTTTGTGTCCCTGAACAAATACACAGCGTGGTTGTAAACCCGCATATTCGTCGGTCTGTAGTTTAAGAGAAAAATTCCATCCATGTGTCTGGAGAGTTTCCCTTTTGCCTCAGAATGGGCGATTCCGAACTGGAGAGCCTTCTCCGCCGCCTTTTCAGTAGATTTCTTATTGATACCCAGCCGCTGCCTGATACGCCGCTCCGCATGTTTCGTCACAATGATTTCATTGTCGCTATCCACAGCGGCCACCACCTATGTACGGGTTGAAGCGCCTGTCTCTAAATATGTCGAGCGGGTTGCCATCCTCGAAAAATTCGAAATGAACTGAGTTGAAAACTCCTTTGAATCCACTCAAGTAGATGTTGGTATGCGATTGACCCATGGAAATCGTATCCACAGGATATTCACAGCCAACGACCATCCCGCTCTCTTTTACCTTTTCGACATCAAACTTACTGCCATTGTCAGGCCATACGAGTTTTGCTGTGACCATTCTTTCACCACCTTCAACATAGGCGCGCAATACAAAAGGGCGGGCTTACGCCCGCCCCGTTGCGCTGGATCAACTTTCGATTGTCTTGAAGAAGATATCGGTTCTGCGGTTCTGCTCTGCATCGGGACCATGCGGGTCAGCGACCATGTTGGAGTTACCATTGCCGACTACAATGATGCGATTAGCATCAATTCCGTTGGCAACAAGATAATTCTTCACGGTCTTTGCACGTTCCTCAGAGAGCTTAATGCCGCCCTCTGTGTTGTTCACAGAGTTGATATTGCCTTCAATCTGAATAATCGTCCCATCCAAGGTGTTTGCGATCTCAACGAATTCATGGAGAATGGAATCAGTCTCCGCCGTATCCAGGAACTTTGCGGTATCGGCAACGAAGTTGACCGTTGCGCTCTTGGAGAGCAATGCGGCTGTCTCCTTTGCAATATCACGCTGCTCCTGAGTAATCTCAGAAACAACCTTGGTGGTAGTCTGCGTATAGTGGTCAGACAGAGCCTTTACATAGCTCATATCAAACAAAGTCGCGCCGAGGTTGCGATCCACACTTTCGCCAATACTCTCCCAGATGTCGCACATATCCGAATAAATCACGGGGCAATCATTCTCCAGAGAAGCAATGTTATCTGCGTATCCCATCATACCGGCATCGCCACACTGGGAGAGAATATCCTCGTCAGAAGCGTCCGCAAACATGGGCATAACGCTGCGGATATAGTCAAATTCTGTGGTATACATGGTATCCGCCGCTTGGAAGATACCATCTGCGAACTTGGAAACGACGTCAGGATGCGCTTCAGCGAAATCGCTTCTAAACACAATGCCATCCATAATCAGCTTGTTGGAGGAGGCTGTGGAGAACAGGATATGAGAATTGGTGCTGTCCGCCGCGTTTGACAGGAACGGCTGCCAGGTCGCGGCCACATCCAGCTTGCCTGCAAAGAACGCCTGACCGGTGGCCTCGGCATCGTCCATCAGAATCATATTCTTGATGATCTCCTGCTTTGTGGTGTCAGGCAGATCGGACTTATTGACAAACCACACAACCAGTGTCTGCGCCTCGCTGAACTTCGGTACGCCAACCTTAGCGTTGGCCAGATCCTCAATGGAGTTAATACCATTCAGAGCAATGATGCCATCACCGCCATCTGAATAGTTGGTGAAAACTGGCATCACAACATCCAGACCAGCCTCCTTGAACTTGCCGGACAGGAATGCGACACGATTTATAGTATAGCCGGCGGCATTCAGGTCGCCCTTGATCAGCGCGTTGCTGGAAGAATCAGCGTCATTGATGATGTTGATGTTGACCTTAATACCCAGATTGTCAAAAATTGAACCTGACTTTGTTGTCAAGCCGCCGTTAGCGTCAATAATCGGCTTCCAACCAATCCACTCGTCCAAGGAGAGGTTGATTGTCGCGTCGCCGGTGCCCGTATGTACTGGCGTTGTTTGATTGGGAGCAGTGGAAACGCCAGGCGTCTGCGTTGTGCTCGGCTTCGGCGTGTTGGTGTTGTCTGACTGTGACGTGCCGAACAATCCGGGGTCGCGCTCAGAGAGGTATTGATACCCGAAGAACCCGGCCGTCCCAAGGATGGCAACGATCAGGACGAAGATAACAACACGCCCAGCTTTTGTCAGTCTCAATTTCATCGTTTACTTTCCTCCATATTTCTTTTTGAGAGATTCGAGATACTCGTCTCCGCGCATCTGCGCGGCCTTCTGCTCAGCGCGGGCAATCTTGGTGGAAGCGCGGTTCTCATGGACAATTCGCGCACCATCAACCTCCTTCTGGAGATCCCTCGACTTGTCCATCACAGCGTCAAGCATTCTGGACGTTGCGGTGTCCTTGCGGAGTTCGTCCAAGTCGCCAAGGAGATCCTTAAGCTGGCCGTTCATCTGGAGCTTTGCAACCGTCTCCTTCTTGACCCGCTTCAGATCTGTGAGCTTCTTCCCACACGCAGCGTAGATTTGCCGTGCGTCTGCAACCATAGGTTTCAGCTTCTCTGCGCACTCCTTCTTCCGCTCGATCTCCGAAAGGATTTCGCTCCTTCGAGCGGAATAGACCTCCGCATCACTGTACTGCCCGCTTTTTACCAGACGCTCGCAGTTTGCCTCCACATCTCGCAGCTCCTTTGTGAGCCTTGCAATCGAATCCTCTGTACTTTTCAGCTCGCCAGACAGCTTATTGAATGTGGAAGCGGCTTTGTTGTAGTTGTTCTGGGCTTCTTGAATGGCCTGATTGAACACAGCTTCGGCGCCCTCCGGCGTCTTTGCCGCGTCCTCGACAAACACGTTCAGGAACCCGCCCACCAGAACCTTGATTTTCTTGCGAAACTCAGGGAAGATGAGCAAGGCCAGAAGAATAATCCCGAGAACAATGCCTAAGATCAGCTTCATTTGGTTTCCTCCATTCCATTACAAAATTCCACCAGACCGTCAATGACGCTGATCTCGTCAGAAACGGACTGTTTGGTGGCGTTGATAATTTCCTCGGCCTCCCTGATCTTAATATTCGCGGCCTCAATCGCCTGCTTGAGAGACTCGATGTCCGCATTGGCCTCGGAGATTTCGGCGTTGCGCTCGCCGACGATTTTGTCACGCGCCGCAGTCAGGGTCTCAATACGCTTTGCGGCGTCGTCCAAAAGATCCTGAACGGACTTTCCAGACACCTGGAGAATGCCAGACACAGTTGCCTGCTTCTTGGCGGTCGTCATTTCAGACGGCAGCGTGGCAATGAGCGCCTGGACAGTGAAGATAGAGTTGCTCTTATCGCTCAGATCGTTCTGGGCATAAATGTCGCTTACCACGCTCTCTGGAGAACTCACCTCCGCGTCAACATCCGGCAGGTCGCTATCGACATTGACAGGCGCTTGATATGTGCTGTCCAGCACCGGAGCTTCGCGCTCAACAAGCCCAATTTTTTCAAATAAATTCATGTTTCTCCTCCAAGTTTTATAATTTTGTCACACATTTTTCGCGCTTCGTCCTCGCTGTGCGTAACCATCACGACGGTGCTGTTTGTTTCCTGATGAATGTCCATAATCAAACGCTGCATCTTCGCTCTGGTCGCATCATCCAGCGCGGACAGTGGCTCGTCCATAAGCAGATACCGAGGCCGGACAAACAGAACCCTTGCTAACGAAAGGCGCTGCTGCATTCCACCGGACAGTTCTGTTGGATACCAATCCATATACTCGCTGAGTCCAACCTGCTCCAAGATTGCCTCTGCAACCGGCTTTAGCTCTTTTCTTTTTCGCCTCTGCCGTACTGCTATCAGAACATTGTCGATACATGTCAGCCAGTTGAAATTTGTATACCGCTGGTGCATCATATAGATGCCTTTGTCATCGTCAAATTGAACGGAACCAGAAAGTGGCTTTATCATTTTGGACACTGTTTTCAGAAGTGTACTTTTGCCGCAACCAGACTTGCCAAGAATACCGTACACGAGGCCATCCTCAAACGTCATGCTGATTGGCTCCATTAGAGGCTTTTGATAGCCGATTACCAAATCATTCAAGATTATCATCCAAGTACCTCCATCTGAACACGCGGTGGATAACCTTGTTCCCGATTTTGTCAAACACATAGCTGAACAGTACGATCACAATGATTGCAGCAAACACGATTGTCGTTTTACCTCTTGCGGCTCCTACATTTATAATGAATCCAAGACCTCTCTTGGCGTTTGTCGCTTCAACCACAGCAACGTACGTCCATCCGATTCCATACATCATCAGGAAGGAACTCATAATAGATGGGAGTGCGGCTGGCAGGAGAATTTCCGTAATGATTTCATGCTGGCGCATTCCAATGGACTTCCCTGTATCAATCAAATCCTGTGGAACATCCTCCAAGCACATGACCGTAGACGGCAGGACATATACGAAGGTGGCCAAAAATAAAAACGAGACCTTCATTGTCTCGTCAATTCCGAACCACAAAATCAGCAGAGGAGAGAACGCGGTTACAGGTATGTACCGCATGGCAGACACCACTGGCGACACCATGTCTTTCAAGAACTTTACTGAGCAGATCAGCAAGGCGAGCGGAACCGCTGTTGCCATAGAAAGTAAAGATGCCGCTGTGATTCTGGTAAGAGAATACAGCAGGCCCGGAATGAGCTGCCCTGTTCCGTACAAACCAACCAGTGCTTTCCATACAGATAGCGGAGACGGAACAAAGAGTGGGATTGTTACCATTGATCCGATCTGCCATACTGCCAAAAGGAGAAGTAATCCGAGGACCTTTTTCATGATGCACCTACTCGATCCAACACCATATGGTTTCATCATCAATCCGGATGCCATCCGGATTGTCTCGAATTATCTTCGCCAGCTTATCACATTTCCACAAGGGGTATGGCTCGGTAATATCAATCCCTACATCATCCATATAGGGAAGCTTCGCGGCATCCCCAGGCTCACGGTATTCTTCATATTCCTCATTACTCTCAACCCACACGACATCGAAAAGGAACTTCTCTGTGCTGATATCGACAGTAACGCGGCCTTCCTCCCATCTTCGCGTATCCTCAATGCCTTCTGGAGTAACAGAGAGCAGTCCCTCGTTTCTATCAACTGCATCGCGGAACTTGATACCATCAAATTTGCCGCTTTTGTCCATACGGATTCTGCTCTTTTCCTCGTCATCGACACCAGCTCCAGTAGCCTGCAGGATTTCGACCGCAACGCGCAGAGGATTGATCTCAGTCCTGTTTTTATAGGCTTCGATGACATTCTCCAGTATTCCGAGCGAGGAGCTTGTGTAGGCAGACCAGTGATAGTATGCGTTGGCGAGCACTTCGCCGTCATAGCATACCTCAAAGTTCAACCGCTGACCCATACTGTATCCCTCCCGTCTTATGTATATAGATGGTACTTTTTACTGATAGAGTGCGCTGTCTCATCTGGCAGAGGAGCAAACCAGATGCCGGTAAGAGTCGTCCCATCGTCTTCCTCTGGCGTCAGTTCTGTCAGACACTTATCATAAATCAGCCCGAACCCCACCCCTTCGACCAGACCAAGTTCCTCTGCAACGGTCTTCGCCTTCAACAGGTGACTTTTGTTTCTGGCCTCACAGATGGTCTTGACAAACGAGCCACAGACATAATCCTCAAAAATTTCCTTATCCACATGAACGGAGCAAGTAACAAAATCCATTCCGTCATGTGTGATTTTTCGCCTGAGAAGATGCGTCCAATAGGCTTCAGCACAATGCGATACCTGTGCAGCCAGCTTGCCTGGAGACATGGCAAGGTCTTTTCGCATAATAAACAGACGTCTGTATCCCATTGGCTTCACCTAATTTCTTGATTTCTTGGAACTATGGATTTCTGTGACCTTACCGTTTGCATAGTAAATCCTTGCGTCCGGCGTTGTCCAACCGTACTCGTCAGCAAGAAATTGCGCATATTCCTCAATATCAGCAAAACAAATGCTGCCAGTGGCATATACACTACGGTAGAAAATCTTATTCTCAAGCGCTGGCGCGCTGACAACCTGGAACTTTCCATAACGTTTGTTCCATTCTGCAATAGCACTGTCGCGGTCTTCGCTGCTGGCGCTCACACTGTACCCATTTGTGGCGAATTCCAGAAGATTGATTTCATCCGCATACGGAGTCCAGCGATCTCCGCAGCACGGACAATCAATTCCATCCGTAACGCCGTTCCAGTAGCATCCAAGATCTTCTGCCTTGGCGATTGCCTCCTCCTCGCTGTTCGCTTCGATGAACAACCGATGACAGACATTATCGTCCACAATGAACGAACCACCAGAGTTGTTCTGATCAAATTCATAAAACACGATCTCACCTCTCAGTCATACCAGCACCGTACCCCATCATCACTGATATCGAACTCATCAGCGAAACGGAACATCATAGCAAAGTCAATAATATCCTGCTGACTTGGCGCCGTTTTCTTCCCAACACCCTCAAAAGTAATTCTGAAATCGTTCCTGTCTGGGCCAATACAGTAACCGTGAACATACCATCCGTCTGTCTCCCGCTTGCGGAGAAACTCAATAATTTCTCCGGCAGTAGGGGAGTCATTCTGGGAGTCTCTCTTATCAATAACACCAACTTCCTCAAGCTGGTCGATTTGAGAAATCGTAAGTTCGTGGAAACGTCTCAGCCCGCCGCCATATTTCTCGGATTTGTAGTCCTCACCAAAAACAATCTGGTCGCGCTGGTCGGCAAGGCTTAATCTGAAAATATCCAACATATGTATGACCTCCTTAATACCACTCCCAGTAGACAAGCGCAGAAGTCTCACTTGGCGCCTCTACAAGAATGTTGTCTTCCGGGAATTCCTTATTGAAAGCCGCAATCTGCTGTTCGTTCAGCACATAGTAACCTGTATTCTCAACGGGTTCCGGGATGTTTTTGTGGAACCAGTCTTGAATGTCGTACGCCTTACGCCAGTAACATACCTCATCCCGGTCGCACACATAGCAGGTTTCCTCGCGGTCAATGGTGTATTTGCTCTCAATCAGCTCATCTGGGATGGTCACATGTTCGCTCGCGCCGTTTTTCTTTCCATAGATGCTTGTGGCGGAGGAACCGTTGCTGTCGCAACTCCAACCTCCGATATGAGCATCTTCCAGCCCGTAGTCCTCTCCGATCTTCTTCAAATCGTAGTAATGGTTGACAACTCGGACTTCCACGCAGTACGGTGCAAGCTGCCGGTACATTGGAGACACGATGTCCTCACTGCTAAGTACAATGCCATCAAGCTCATCTCTGTCATACACTTTCCCTTTGTCGATAGCCGGTTTTTGGATACGAAACACATTCATATCAAGTCCCACGATGATTCCTCCCTTTCGTATTTGTGCGAAAAAAATACCCGAACCGCCATGGATTTGGTAGTCCGGGTGCTGTTTCTTATGTTCGGCTGTCTTGTTCAGAGTCAGGGTTTCCTAATTCATTTCAACCAATTTCTTTGCTCATACGAGTAAAATTATCTGAAGAGGACGGGTACATCCTCATTATAGAATTGCGTTTTCAAGACGCAGCAATCAAAGATTTTAATTAGAACGGCGTATATGGAGGCGTGTATCGTGCTCCGCAATGTTCGAGTTGGTGAGTTTTCGAGTAGATGCTTAGAACGCCGTAACGATTTGCGTCAAAAAAAGTACGATGAACAGGTAACGCCTACTTTCTTGATATGGATTATCAGTCCACATTTATATATTTCAAGTCCAGACCATTACCTTAAAATGGCGGAATCTTCCTGTTTTTGAAAGATTTCATTTGAGTTCTATGGCGCACTCAATTCGCCCCGCAGCACTACACTTCGTCTGTGGCTGAAGCGGTTGAAATTTCATATTCCACTCTGACCCTGAACGAGACAGCCGAATGGCTGTCTCATGTTTACTCCGCAGGGTGGGCTGCTTCGATAAACTGTGCTACGATATCCTCGAAGGAGTCGTTGACACTGTATTCGGGATCGTATTCGACAACCAGTTCCACCATCAGCTTGTCGATACTGGTGGAAACCTCGTCAGACTTTGCAACCATGGCACGGCTCGCGTCTCTGACCTTGTTCCGGTCAAAGTCGATGGTCGTAACCTGCTTGACATCGTAGTTGTACGGGACCTGATTGCCCTCGCCGTTGAACTTGTAGGCGGTTCCACGGATAACGCTCTCGGAGGGACGCGCCTTGCTCATGTCGGCAAGGACTCCAGCCACCTTTTGGCGAGTTCGATTATTGGCCAGTTCCGCGTCAATGTCGATATCGCTGGTACGCTTTGCTGCGCTGATGGCGGCCGTGAGCTTCTCCTTCTCCTTCATCAGATGCTCAAGGAAACTCACCAGTTGATTGTTGGTACAGTCGAACGGACGATCAACGACCACCTCGACCGTCTCGTCCTCCGCCTCGTGATTTGCCTTCTTACGCAGATGCACCTGCGTCGTCTTTGTGATGTAGTTGCGGTTGCCCAGATACATTGTGGTGCGGTCAACCATCCGGCTCAGAAAATTCTGATACCGAAAAGCTTCTTTCAGATACATCCTTTTATTCCTCCTCTGTTGTTGGCTGATATAGACCCATGCGGATCTCGCTCAACTTGTAATATTCAACCAGCCCGTTGTAGGACTGCACCCCGATTTCATCCGGGTCGGCAACGGTTTGGAAACCTACTAGGAAATCGCCGTTACCCAGAGGGACGCACTCAATAACGAAGCCATAGTTTGCGCTTGAATCCTCGAACATACTCTCATCCATGAAAGCCTGCTGCTGTTCATATGGCGTATACACCTTCCGGTACACCCAGAATCGAAAGATGTCGTTCTGGTGAGATCGAAAGAAATCAGATACGGACTGAAATTCAACCATCCTGCTCTATCCTCCAATCTTTGTACGGTTCCACGCAACGCCGCAGCTCTTCCTCTATGACCATCTGATGAAACCGCATCCATAAAGGCTCGTCGATATTCTTGTCTCCGTAACCACCTCTATACTTTTGGTCGGTTATATCCTGGTCAAGCACGTAAAGCGTTTTCTTGGTCACATGTGGAAGGAAGGGAATGATGAAGTCGATCACAACACCAGGCATGTATGTCTGGCGGCCGATGGCATACCGAACAGCGCAGTTGAGAATGCAGCCAAAGTTATCATTGTCTGCCCTAATATGCGGAACCATTGGTTTCTTTGGTGTACTCACAGCTTTATCCCCGTCTGCTTTGGTTTTCGTGCGGCGAGTGCTTTCTGCACACGCTTCTCGCGTACTTCTGGGTTCCAACCGCACTTGTAGCAGGGTCGAAACTCCCCGGAGCACTCAATCATCTTGTTATGTACGCAGTTATTTGATTCCTTCATTCATCTACCTCCTCAAACAAGATACAATCCCGGACAATTCTGCGTTCCCAACTGAGGTCATCAAATGTTGGCCATCTTTTCCAATCGTACTGATCCGTACAGTCGCCGGTTATGTCATAGATATGGCCATCAATCCGGCATCCGAAATGGTTGACAGGAGCATCATAGACGATTGCTACATTAGCATCCCACTCATACTGCTTGAAACGTTCGTATAAAATCTTGGCGAACCAATAGCACGCTCCGCAAGTGAAGATTTTGATGACCTCCTGATACTTCCCGTCGTTGGTAAAGCGAGAAATAAAAGACAAGACCTTTTGTTCCATCAGAAGTGATAGTCAACAACGCCGCCCAAATAGTACGTCCCCAGCGGCTCTACCGTGCGCATCCACTGCTGCATTGTATACAGTTCATCTTCATTCCACACATAAAAGCCGAATTGATCACTGTACGATTTTTTCAGGTCGTACATAGCCGAGTCAAGGCCGCAACAGACGGTTGATTTTGCAACAAATTGATTGAAGTCAATTTTTGACAGAGCATCGACCGCCTTCTTAAACTTCTCAAAATATTCGTCAAAGTAGTCGCCAATATCAATTTTGAATGTGAGCGTATCGCCGTCTCTGGTACACACCCGGCCGAAACTCGTACTCATCAACCATTCAAGTTCTTCATTGCGGTTCTCGTCGCTAACATCGGAAACATAATCAGCGATGGAACCAGTGAACCACTCTGGAATAGAATCTGCGCAGATGCGGTCTTCTACATCGACTGGCAAGCTCTCAATTTGAAAAATTCTGCTGTGCATCGTATCACCCTTGTTTCTTCAGATATTGGAACATTTCTGTAATATCGTTTGTAATATCGTGCCGGATGGAGCAACAGGAATTCTTTGCGAATTTCCCCTCGACAGCGTCGATATACATGGAGGCGGACGTGAACTCTCCATCCATACCGTCGTCCCCCATGTAGAATTCCTTCCACTGATCCTCCGACATCAGCCGCCTTACATCGAGCTGGCGAATAGCAAGATTGTCAAAGCTGACTGCTTTGAAGAAGCCATGTTTCACAGCGTCACCCAATGCGTTATAGAGTGCAACCTTTTTAGCCGCGATGTCTTCGCCGTGCCGCTCCAAGTTGTCCTCGCCGCGCCGGAAATCTTTATACCCGAGAATCAGAATCTTCAGGTTGTGACCAGCCAGCGACCTGAACCCCTTCATCGAAATCATACCGTTGATGATGTGAATGACAGCATTGGGGTAATACTTAACCATCTCAATAAAGCTGTCTGTGTCTTCCGTCCAGTCCAGATAGGAGATACCAAGCCCATAAATTAACCCATGCTCCGTCAGGTATCGGAGCATGGGAAGATTTTTCATGAAATGCGTTTTGTTAACCGTGATATTGGGAATCAGCTTCCGCTCTTTGAGTTGCTGTAGAAATGGAATCAAATCTGGATGGGCGAGCGGATTGCCGCCGCCAATAGCAAGCTCAGTATAGGGGCGGATAGAATCCAAGAATGGCAGATGCAGGATGTCTCCATGTCTGCCATCCGGTCTTGAGTCCTCGTGACACATAGCGCATCCCATATCACACTGGTTTGTGATCTTGATGTCAAACGACTCTGGGAACTCAGGCTCAAAGAAATCCAGGTCGTTTTCACGAACCTTCGTTCCGTCGCTATAGATTCTCACACGGTAATTCCCGTTGGTGTACTCGCCTAAAATACTCACGAAGGTTCCTCCCTTATCTTATCCGTCTCTCCCGTACTCACCAAACGCGACCATCTTGTCTCCACTCGGCGTAGTGAAGTAGTGGGAGTATGATTCCATAGAACCCCAGTCACTGTAACCCAAGTGTCGATGATCCTGATATCGGTATTCCTCAGATTCGAGGAGCAGCTTTGAATACGGAACGAGTTTGCCATCGAAGCAGTCATACATCAGTTCATCCTGCTTGAATTTCTCGTATTCTTCCTGCGTGCAGATAACGATGCTATGCGTGGAGCTGCTGTTTGTTTCAAACACTCCACATCTTACTTGTCTCATACGCTCTCCTTTTTGATTGCGATTAAAACTCACATTTTATAGGCCGCGATGTCACATTCTGAAAGAATGGCATCGGCAGGAGCTTGTGCAGGTTACGCTCGTTCATGGTCTTGATTTTACTGTCAAGCGAAGGATCTCCTGTTGTACCGACCATGATGTACTTGTCGAGCTGCGCATAGGTAAAACCGAGATTGTCCTCGTCACTTTTGCCACACAGGCCGTCAGACGGCGTTTTGTCCACCAGTTCACGCGGAATGGGCAATTCGTACCCGATTTGCAGGACTTCACTCACCAGGAGACTGGCAAGAGGACTGAAATCTCCCGCACTGTCCCCAAACTTTGTGGAATATCCCACATAATCCTCTGAGCCATTACATGTGTTGGCTACCCGTCCGCCGTTCGGAAGCGACTGCGCAACCGCATACAGTGTTGCCATGCGGATGCGAGCTGGCAGATTTACCTTCGACTGCTCCGTTACAGGCATATAACCGCGAATTTCCAAAGTCAGACGCTCAATCGCTCCTCCGATATTGATAGTGCAGTGCTCAATGCCAAGCGTCTCCACTACCTTTCGGCTGTCCTTGATGTCGTGCTGGACACCATTTGGCATCAAAACACCAAATACGCGGTCTTTGCCGAGCGCCTCAACGCACAGGGCGGCGACAATCGAGCTGTCTTTCCCGCCAGAAATTCCGACAACCGCACTGCACTCCGGGCCGTTTTCCTGAAAATAATCACGAATCCACTGAACGATTGCGTCTTTTGTGTGTTTTGGGTTTGGAAGCATAAATTACCCCTCTTTTCTCCATAGTTCTACCGTGTATTGCTGGCCAAGAATCTTCTCAATGATTCCGAACACAACACCCCAGTTGCCTCCACCAAGACCACATCCAATCTTGTATGGCATTGCAATCGTCTCGCCAGCAGGAACGATCTGTTTTAATTGGAGTAGACACTTTTCAAAAGCTGCATAGTCTGTGTACTGCCTTCCGTTATAACCGTACTGGTCTTGAGAAAACAGATTGCAAACAACCTGGGGATCAATATTCTTGCCATCAACAGGTGTGCGCCCTCATCGCACCTGACCTTATACCATTTGTAAACTGTGGGGAATTTTGTCCTTATCTGCTTTGCGACGCCGCTTCCCATTTTCCCTTGGCAGTTCACTTGGTGGCAAATATAATTTGATTTTGTAGAGAACAGGTCTCCATCAATTATTTTGATAGACATCAAAATTCCCCTCCATGGAGATTCTGCCGAACCTCATCCAAGGTATAAATTTTGATGAACTCCCCATTCTTGAAGACCACCCGTAATTCATTGTTCTCTTGAGCCTCAGCCCAAGTTAGGCCATCCTTATAGATGTAGTTATCACCGTTTTTGATCACACGGCAGCAACCCCGCTGAGACTTCTTGAAGTGACCAGTGTCGGTCTTGGGATTCTTGAAAATCATGATGGGCTTGCCGTCTGCATCCTCGGCATAGGTGGCCTTAACGGCGATACCAAAGGTGTCACGGGTGTATGGTGCGTATGTCTTATTGACAACAGAGATACCGGAAACGGGATTGGGTTCACTTCGTTCCAAAGTCTCCAAGCACTGCATGGAGAAGGAACCGACGCCAAGGGAGACATTGTTAATGGCAAACCCGTTGGATTCCAGAATCTGATAGATTTGCTTGCATCGCTGGGGAGTAATGCTGTCACCATACAACGCCTTGACGTGCGGATTCAGCACTTTGAACCCCTTGCTGTTCACGGTGCCTCCAAAAATGTCCCACAGCTTGAACGCAGTCTTGGTCACGACCTCGACGGGGTCTCCACTGTCTCCACGGATAAGCAGACATCCATCGTGTGCCAGAATCTCGTCTTTGAGCTGCGGCAGGATGTTGTCTACCAGATTCCAGTAATCGTAGCTGTCACTGACCATGGAGAAGTTCTGGTGAGGGTAAATCTCGGTCAGCAGACGGCGGATATGGGTGACCTCGTCACCGTCCATAGCGAAGTTGGAACACATCACGCTGTGTTCGGTGGACAAAGCGCCATAGGCTACCGGCTCCTTAGCACAGTCGCAGTGATAGTTGTCCTCCAGCCACAGGATTGCGGGAACAGTGGCGGTGTTCAGGAAGCTGAGACAGAAAGCGGCAGAACTTTTGGTGGCGCTCTCCACGCTCTCTTGACCACGCATGGAAAAATCGCCAAGGAGTCTGGCGCGGACCACGCTGTCATCACAGGTGCGATCTGTAAACTCGTTGACGATTTGGCGGTAGCGATAGCCGACCTCGGCGGAAACTTGGGTGTGCCACATGGTGCAGGACAGCATGGTCTCAATGGAGTTCACCAGCCACACAAAGTTCGGATGGGTGTTGGAAATCTCAATTTGCGGCACCTTGATATTGGTACGCACACCCTCCGGCACGGCCCGAATCTCTAGGGGAAGATAGCCCAAGTCATGAAGAGCTTTCAGGCGCTTTTCTCCAACACCATCGGTGTTGATGGTGGCGTTGAGAACCCGCTTATACTCGCTGAGGACATCCTCCCAGTCCTCTTGGAAGAAAAAGTGGTTGAAGGCATCAACGAGGTACTCCTTGATGAACGCCTGGAGGCCAAACATCGTGACCTTATCTGTGTCTCCCAGCCGGGTCATGCGGGGAGTGTAGTAGGAGACCATCTTGGTCAGGGTCTGCGGATACTGCTCTGCGTGGGCCGTCTTGTAAAAGTCCAGGCAAAGCAGTGGATTGTAGCAACAACCACTCATTTCTCATCATCCTCACTTTCAACTTTCTTTCCCGCATAGTAGATTGCAAATGCAAGAGGAGCCACGATAAACCACAAAGCCATGATCCATATTGGTAGATAGTGCATATCTTCCAGGTCGCTATAGCTGTTCTTTTTATACATCAGGTAGTAGTAAAAACCGCCAAGAGAAGAACCAATCAGAATGTAAGTGATAACAATTAAAACGATTAGAAACAGCATATTGTCACCTCAATAGTGAATTTTCTGGACATAACCACACTTTTTGCAACGGTATATTTCTGTGTATCCAATAGGCATATCCTGTGGAGCCCACTCAGAATAGTTGGTTACTCTCGTGATATGTTCCCACTCATGTTTGCAAAACAGCGAGCGGATATAGTTGATAAGCCATCTCATCGCGCACCTCCTATGACTACTCTAATACAGCCACTTTCTCATGTTCACCACGATAGATGCTGTTTGTTGTAAATACTCGTGAAATCTGGCCATCTGTCAACACGGAGCCCTTGAAGATGGTGCTCTCACAATGGGACACATACAGAAAAATTTCCTTTGCACCAGCTTCTTTCAGGGCAGCAGCAGTATGGGTAAACGTACCGCCACGGGAGCAAATGTCGTCCACAATAAGAACATTTCGACCGGCGACCTTCTCACTGTTGGCGAGTTCAAGCCCTTCAATTTTGCCAGTGCGCCAGTCACGGTGCTTGATACCGAACACATACTCCCGGCCCATCAGGTCGGAGTACCGCTTGGCAGCGCCCTCGTCCGGGTAGCACATCAGAACATCAGTATCGCCTGTATCAGCCATGACACGCTCAATAGCCAGACGGATATTGTCCGCAGGCTCCTTCACGCAGATGCGGTCGATAAGCGCTGCCGCCACATTGGAATGTGGATCAAGCACTTCAACCTTACGAAAGTTGAGAGTGTTAATGAACTCGGCGAACCATTTCAGGGTGAACACCTCGTCGCCGCTCTTGACCCTGTCCATACGAGCATTGGGAATGTACGGCAAAACGAGCTCAATATCCACACCCATCCGATTGTTCGCCCGAATGTGATGCACCAAATGCCACAGGAGCATACACTCGTGGTCGCCATCATACCGCCACTCAATACGGAACCAGACAGCGTCTTTGGTATCAAGGCGGAAGGATGTGGTCCCGTCTGGGAACTGCGTAAAGTTAACAGGGGTTCTGTTCACCAGAATCATGTCTTACTCCTCCCAGTTCTCAATGTTGATTTGACACATCTTCATGGCCTTGAGGGCATTTTCGTGGCTCTCTGGTGTCACGCCAGCGCAGCAAGCGGCATCCACCGTAATTTTGACTTCCGGCAAAAACGCTTTAAGCAGCAGCGCGTTGGAAATGACACAGATATCGGTGCAGAGGCCGACCAGGACAATCTCGTCAATATGGCTCGACACGCTGTTTTTAATGCGCAGGTACTCGCCAAGTTCAATAGAGCCAAACGTTTTCTTTCTGAAAGTAGAAGTCCACTCCTCCTTGTCTACGATTGCATTGAAAAGCACATCAGGGGCGCACCAGCCCTCGGTCTTATCAATGCAGTGCTCAACGGGGAGCATCTTCCCTTCCTGCGTCTCCAGATAGTCCTTATCGTGGGTATCAAAGGTTGCAAGGATCTCGCCGTCAAACTCTTCGGCTTTCGCAACAACCTTCGGCAGAATCGCCTGCGCCTCTTTGGTGCCAAGAGACCCATCAATGAAATCGTTTTGCATATCAACAATGACCAATACCTTACTCATATGTACCTCCTTAGTTCCCCTTGTAGTAAAATTCGTGCCGGTAATCGACATGGAAATTTTCCACGCGATCATCGTCAATTTCATCACTTGTTGTTAAAACAACGCTTTTATCGGAGAATAAATAACGGAGCAGCCGCCCGCTGCTCCGAAGTATTCCGTCCACGAACCTCAGATGATCGTCCTCACCAGCATGATCGACAAAAGCATTAACGCAATAAACGCCGCTTCCATATCTGTGATAGGTGGCCTTTTCAAACTCACATTGAACACCAACTTTCATCAGTTCTTCCATAATCCATGTCTTTGCGTTCTCTGCCTTTTTCATTTCATAAAGCGACAGGATACTGGAGTATAAATACGCAGCCTTATCCTCGACTGACCGCAGTTCAGCAGGCTCTCGGCCAAAATCGTCACATCGAAAATACACCTTTTCTGGATATTCTAGTTCAGCCTTCCTGTCCGTCACAATACAAATACAGTGGGTGCTGCTGGAATTGGTCTCAAACACCGAATTTCGTACTTGCCGCATTGGTTTTCTCCTTAAACTGATATGTTGTTCGTTCTGTAATCCGTCATTACAGATGTCCAGGTGAGATGTGACTGGACATCTGAATGATGCCAAAGGACTCGCGAGCGGCGCGACTTCGTCGGCGTCAGCCGACCTCGTCGCGCTCGCGCAGCGAGGAAACAAACAAATCCATACTCCGATTAACAATACGGAGTGCCCGCTTTATGTATTGATTGGTTATAACAGGCGATATACATTACAGAACTGTCGGAATTTTCTTTTTGCAGCCTTGAAGAAGTGACGCCGATGATCCAAGATCCGGGAGGATCGCCCGCGATCCGTACGGATCTTTGATCATTCGGAGGAACTTCTTTGAGCGTGTGAACGGTTACCCTTGCGTTTCTCTGATTCACAATACAGAGTGCCCTATGTACGCAGACTGTGGGCTAATACGCTGCAAAATGATTATTACTCCTGGAACCTGTAGTCAACTCTCTCCCAGTTCCCAGGTCTTAGATATGTGATATAGATTTTGTCAAACGCCCAAGAACCGACATCTCCCATGCCAGCCTCTCCGCGATAATCTCCGCCTCCCATGCCATTCCCGATGCAAGTGAGAAGCGGAAGCGGGTTGATACACCACACGCCAGACATCCCGTATCTGTCGCGGACGGAGTTCCGCCTTATGTATTCCTCTATGTCGATGTAGCACTTTTTCGTTGCATTCACCAGATAGCACCCGGCGCTGTCGAGATCGAGCTTATATTGTGGCGTTTCCGGTGAGATATCCTGAACGCTTCTGTATTCACCCCACACGCCGTTATACTTTTCAAGGAAGGCTTCAACACTTGTGATATATCCATCACCAAAGTTGCATCCATCCTCCACTGCATCGGTGGCATAGTCTCCCATCCATGCGATACGGGCCGGTCTGTCCTCGATTTCATGCAGCACCGCGTTAACAAAGTTATTGCCGATCCATGAGTGCTCCATCAGCTTGAGCCCATTGTCAAATGCGTGAGAATACGCAGACCGTTCCTCTCCGTCTTCAAAAATCATCAGCGGTCTATAATACTGTCCCATCAGCTCGCCCTCCCAAGCACAGCTATAAAGCTGTCCGTTTCAATATCCTCCTCGATGTCAGCAGGCGCAAACCAGTCGTCGGCATCTTCATCGGTGTCTTCTTCAATATCGTCTTCGACATTTTCTTCTTCTTCATCCCACGCTTCGTTTTCGTCCATATGCCGGAGGACTTCGTTCTTGTAGTCGTCAAATGAATAATCTGCGTCCTCATATCCGCCATATCCATCCTCGCGGTAGTAATCGCAACGAGTCGGAATGTTCGCCAGAAGGCCACGGATTTCTTCCCAGTCACGCATATTGCCGATTGTTTCCAGCAGGATTTCATTGAGGTATTCTGCATCATAAACATCGTTGCAGAGATCATCAATTCCCTCATCAACACAGAAACTGATTAGGTCGCCGAATGAGTTTACACCTTCGATAAATTCCTGACGTGTCATGAAGAAGACCCCTTTCTGTTGAATTGGTGACCCGGACGGGAGTCGAACCCGCGTTACCAGAGTGAAGGTCTGGTGTCTTAACCGCTTGACTACCGGGCCGTATGGTCTGAGTGGGGAGGATCGAACTCCCGGCCTCGTGATCCCAAATCACGCGCTCTGCCAACTGAGCTACACCCAGATATTGTGCGGGCGGGGATTTTCACCCCGCATAGGTAAGATTATGTACCTGCTACCGAGCTTGTCGCCCATCGGCTACTTCACCGAACCCAAACAGGAGGACAACGATGGACTCGAACCATTGTCTTACCCTACCTCTCGTTATAGCGTCTACCTATTCCGCCACCGCACATTTTGTATTGTGTAGCTCTAAAAACAGGACTCCCGCAGGCGAGCGTCCCTGTAAACCTGCTACACTCGGTTTTGAGCGTGCCCATCCCGCAGGGCGGCGGGGTGCTCCGTGTACTTTGGAGCAAAGAAAAAGATCGTGCCGAGAACTACGGCACGCTGGAGTGAGAGACGGGACTTGAACCCGCAGCTTCCGACTTGGAAGGACGGCACTCTGCCAGTTGAGTTACTCCCACAGATGGTGGAGCCGGCGGGAATCGAACCCGCGTCCGAAATTCCTACATGAGCAAGACCTTTTTACGCAATAGGTTTCCTTTTAGGTGGATGCCTTATGGCGGGGCACCAAGATGGAATCCAAATCTACCCCAGGGCGTACCAGTTAAGTACACCTCCACCACCTTGTCTTTTTGAACAGATTACAAGGAAAACTGTTTTTCTGGCGTATCCTCGACCGCAGGTACTTACCCAGCCAGAGGTGTACCGTTTTGGAATCCTGCCGACAGTTAAGCGGCGACCCTCTCTGCCATGAAGGCGGCGAAAGCGGGATGGATCATAACAACACTCATATCATTGTCATTTCATTTTTTGTTTAGCCTTAAGGCGGTCTCTACCTGCGAATCTTACTCTCTCAGAACCCCGTCGAAACCTTTACGGCCCCGTAAAAGAGGCCCGGCGTATAGCCGGGCCGTTCCCCACATTGTTATAGACCGCATGGGTGCGCTGTCTTATTAAATACCATGTTTGCACGTTCCCCTTTCGGGGTGGAGCTGGTAACAGGAGTCGAACCCGCGACACTCGGAGTACAAAACCGATGCTCTACCAACTGAGCTATACCAGCAAATGGAGCTGATGCACGGACTCGAACCGCGAACCTAAGCTTTACGAAAGCCTCGCTCTGCCATTAGAGCTACATCAGCATGTTGGCTGGGGTGACTGGATTCGAACCAGCGAATGAGGGAGTCAAAGTCCCTTGCCTTGCCGCTTGGCGACACCCCAATATTGGGAGCGGTCGAATTGACCGCTCCGTAGGACTATACAAGCATTACCTTATTGTATAAGGCAATGAATTGATCATTCATAATTTTGTCGATATGGTAGTGTCCAAAATACCAACGTTTGAACTGAAGGTCAACCATAATACGCTCCAGATAGCTTACGAGCGGATCATTTTCATACCAATCTGCAATCATGGTCTGAATGCTTCTTGGCGCACAGTGCGTTAACACATAATCAACAGACCATCCGTTGTTATCAAGCGCGTTGATCCCCCGTTCCATCTCTTCCATAGATGGCATTTCGTCTTTCCACCAAGAAATATGTTCTGTACGATATTCTTTGTCATGAGATCTTGCACCGCCCATCACAAAGAACCTTTGCCCGTCGATGGTCAGAACTTGTCCTCTCTCCAGATGGTAAATATTTGGCGCTATTTCTCGGACTTTACCACCGAACTTATCTTGAAGCGAAAATTTGCGGAGGATATCAAAATTCTCATGGTTCCCATCGATCCAGAGCGTGGTGAAGTTTTTACCCGCGAGCCATTTTTTCCACCATATCTCTCGTGTAGAACCGTCCCATATGAGCCCAAAATCCCCACAGACAATTAAATAATCCTTCTTAGTGAGCGATTTTTGCATCGGGAAGTTCTTGACAGACAACTTTTTTATGTCAATGTCCGCATGAGTATCCCCTGTCACATAGATCATTTTGAACCTCCAAGCATACGCATAAAGCTGTCTTCCTCAATGTCGATGGTTCCTTCTGGTTCATACAGCCTGATCTCATTGCGTCCAACATACCATCCAAGTCCATGCTTGCAAGTATGTCCGCAGTCGTGTCCTCTTTGGATGGGCTTACCCCAATTAACACCAATATTATCTGATACCCTGCATACTGTGCCAAGGTCGCCTATCTTGATATCAGGATTGCCGTCTGGATGATTACGAATAGCTTCGACACAATCTCCTACTTGAAATTCCATCACGCTTTGTCACCCCCCCCGCACGGAGAGCGACACCAAGGAAGGAGTTCTCGTCGATATCTTCAACATCATCTTCGTACGGCCTGATATATCTCGTATGGACATACCACCCGTGGCCGTACTCACAATTTCCGGAGCAATCATGTCCTTCACCTAATTCATTATCCCAATCGACACCAACATGATCTCCGTCAATATCGCACACCGTTCCAGTATCGCCAACCATGATATAGTCACTCTCATCTGGGTTGTTGACGATAGCTTCTACTCGATCTCCAATTTGATACCTTGCCATGGATACCACCCTTTCGTGAAAGTCTGGCGCAATACTTAAAACCTGTGTTTTATCCCATACATAATAGCCATACTGCATGGGATGGCAAAAGGACGCTGAACTCGGGATTTTCCACTACCTCTTATTTCAAATAAATACTCGGATCAGCGTCCTAAAGTCCTTGAAATACGCACTTTGTTGTTTGTGATCTGCATTATATCTCGGCAGGCTACGAGGAGGGCTCCCTGCATCCGGATACAGCTCCCGGTTACTGCTGTCATCTGGTTTGGAATGATGTCGTGTGTCTGTGGGTTCCTGACATCGGGTGCCGAACTCCTTGAGTCTCAGTGTGTTGGCGGGTTTGGTGACCTTTGTCCTGATGGCCCCTGTGCGGGTCGGCGCCTGAGCAGGTGGTCGTCGGCTGCCGCGGGATCTCTGATCGCACGCACTGCGGCCGCCAAGCCGTCATCCTCCACCCAACCATTCGTTACTCTGATTTACAATACAGAGTTTAAGTCTTTCGACTTAAAATACATCGCAACAACAAAGTTATTTTATATGCACAATATATCGCCCGCCGGTCGGCGGCTCTTGCTCAACGACCCGAAAACCAACAGAAGAATACTGATCCCAAACCTGTCCCCAGTTGATATAGTCGGTCAGCACGTCTTTACTGAGGGTGTCAAGCATCTCGTCTGTAACACCGTGGTCAAACGGCACTTTGAGTTCAGTCGCCAGATAACAAGCTGCGGTCTCCTTTGCGTTCATCGCCCAATGAAGATCAGATATGTCCTCGAACATAAAATCGTTTTCTTTCAGCTTACGCACAAATTCCGGATCGAACAGGTCACCAGAAGACGAAGCTTCCATCAGAACCTTCAAATAATCTTCCGTCATCCCAGGATTTTCGCTGTTGATATCATCCAGTATATCGTTCAATCCACTGATATCGTCGTTTCGGCTGATTGGAATGTTGGGCGTGGTGGACAGAATAATGTAATCATAATGATTCTCTAATTCTGCCCGCAGATTACATGGCAGTACAATGACTTTGGATTCGCCGCAATCCAAATCACTGACTTCGACTGCCAGTTGAATCATATCAACCACCTCTTTCATGCTTTGCATAAACTTTGTAATCTACCATAAGGGATAGGAAGCTGGCCATGGTTTCCTCCAGAGAGGTGAGTCTGGGAATGTCATCTCGTGTGTTCCCGGCTGTCCGAACTGGTGTCAGGTTTCAGGAATTTTTGTGACGGAGTTCCTGCTGATTTCCTGGCGAAATGTGCAGTTCGGTAATAGTTCCGTTCTTCGTGATGTTGGTAAGGGTGTTTAGCATCTCCTGCTGCCGTCGCGGCCGGCAGCACTGCGCAGCCTGGCAGGCTCCCTTCTCCCAGCCATTCGTTACTCTGATTTACAATACAGAGTGCCTTTTGAGGAACAAAAGGCTATACATTACAAAATTTTGCTTATTTATGCGGCCAAATCCTCATGGATGGTACGCATTACGTCCGTTTGATATTTTTCGTTGTTGTACTTGATGACCTCGTCAACATACTTTTCTTCAACCATCCGGTAGTAGTTGATAAGGCCGCGCAAAACCTGAACATCGTGCAGTTCCCAGACAATTCCGTTCTTACGGTCGAGGATGTAGTTGCTGATCATTGCACGAAAACGCTGCTTGTTCTTGTGACCGATGGTGATCTCATTGTCCTTATTGAGCATGAGCCCGAGGTTCCAATTACTGCCGGCTCTGGAACCATACCTCGTCTTCTCATCCTTGATCTTGAACGGCGCATGGAAATCATCCAGCGTCTGATTGATGAAGTCGATGACCTTATTGTAGTCAAACTCTCTCCGGCTTGAAATTAGAGAGTCGTCTGCGTATCTGGTGTAAACGAACGACTGCCCGTTAAAATCACGCAGGGTATTGTATACCTTGTGATCAAGGGGGATCATCATCAGATTTGTGAGCATCGGAGAAATCGGCGTGCCCTGCGGCAATCCGCCATGAAGAAAACAGAGGTTGAGTGCCTTGTCCAGTGCTGCTCTGCCCCGTTCTGACTTGACAATCTCGCTGAACGGGAAAATCAAAGAGAGCGAATACCGAAGGAATACCAGCGTTGTGTCCCCAAAAAAGTTCGAGAAATCCGTCTTTAAGAACCAATGACTGTCATTCCTCTGGTGACGTTTGATGGCGTCAATGGTGGAACGATTCTTAACATAGGCAAAGGCGGAGGTGTGGTACAGCGCAAACATCTTGGTCTCAAACAAAGTCTTCAGATTCCGAAGCGCCGTCATCAGTTCTGGCACAGGGGCATTGATCTCACGCAGGCCGCCGGACTTCTTCGGAATATGGAATGTGGTATAGAGGGCTTCTCTCGGAACGGCATACAGCTCGGCATTTTGTTCGCAAAAACTCTCCAGAGCGGAGACCATACCGGCGAAATCGAACCGATCCAGAAACTGTGGCTTGAGTCGCTGTGCGAAATGCGTTCTGGTATTGGTGCTGTTTGAAGTTATCATAGACTGCATGTTGACCTCACCAGATATGATTTCCTCAAATGATATCTGATGGTATGCAGGCGATTGCATGACGGTTATGTATGGCATATTTTTAATACCTCCTGATGTCTGTATTCTGGTATACAGTAGGTTGAGGAATTCAGGATGCGATGGGTACTTGAGAGCTGGGACTGAGTGCGGGCTCGGTGGGTAATCTGGTGAGTGATTTGCGGCGGTCCGATGGTTCTTGGGGTCGCCATCTGTCTTCCTGTTTGCTGTCCGTCACCTTTCTGGTCGAGATGTCAAGAGTTCTTTGCGTATTTGGAGCAGTAGAAAACAGTTTATTTATTACCTCTTGACCTCGGTGGCGGGCAGGCGCCTTCAGATTCCGCCTCCGGGCGGGGTGTCCCTTCTCCCAGCCATGCGCAACTCTGATTTACAATACAGAGCACCCTCAGAATAACTCTGAAAGTAATGCAATACAGACTATATGGAAGGGGCAGCGGCAACCAAAGCCACTGCCCCTATAGAACTATCGTAAAACGTGATGCCTTACACGGCGATCACGTCGAATTCAAAAGCATCCACAAGAATCATCTTGCGGAGTTTCTCGCCCTTCACGAAGTTGATGAAGTTGGCTACGCCGTAGGCAACGATCGTTCGCACCGTCGGAACAACCGACAGTGTGATATTGCAGGCAGAAACGGGCGTCGCCTCTTTTGCCTCATCATGAGAGAACGCCATGCTGTCGATAAAGTTCTCCACCATCTTCTTGTCGCTCCAGTCAGCGGCATAGTGCTGGGCGTCCGTCAGCCGCATCCGGAAGTCGAACATCCCCTTGACGAACGTGTTCTCCTTACAGGAGGTGGCGATCTCCCGGCGGAGGTCAATGTTGTCCACCGCCAGGAACACATAACCGGAGAGACGCTGGCCTGTCCAGCCCTCTTTGACCAGCTTCAGATCGGGGGCGCAGTCCGGATTGATCTCGGTGAGATACTCAGCCAAAGCATCAACCTTGGCCTTGCCGATATCCGTATTCCGGAACATCTGGTTGGCAATGTTGTGGGCTTCTACGGTATCGAAGTCATACAGCGTGATTTTCGTAATGCCGAACCGCACCAGATTCTCAGCGACCGTGGAACCAATCGCTCCACAGCCGATGATATGAATCCGCGATTCGAGCATATCCGGCTTGAAGAATTCGTAGGACTTCGCCAAATCCATTGTTTGTCTCTCCTTTCTTACTGTCCGAGGTATAGGCGGTCATAGGGATCGTCTTCGTCGAATTGGTAGTCGGAAAAGGACCGGCCAATGCCGGTATCACCTCCGTTTACCTTCGGTTTTGTTTTGACTCCGACGACGCTCGCACCGGCCGTCGCCGCCGGCGTTGTTGTCTGACTGATGGGTGTGACGACCCGCGTCTGCGTCTGCTGATAGGTTCCCTGAAAACCGGTGACAGGCTTATAGGTTCTGTTGGTGACGATCTCCTTGGCGCTGCTGATGAAAGCCTGAAGATCCACGCCGACATCTCCAATATACACATCAACATCTGCCGTGTCGTACAGGGTGTTGTTCTTCAGATCGAAGATGCGGACAAAGTGCTCGTACCGCTTGTTCCAGATCATGAAGATGTAGTAGTCGTCATCGGAGATTTGCTCCAGAATCTTCTCCTGGTGAGTTGTGTCCACACCAGAGGGAGACACGCCCATATTGACGTGGCTGTGTCCTTGCATCCGGATGTTATTGAACACATCATCATCAAAGGAGTAAAGCCACGTCTGGTACGCCTCTTGATCGGTGTTGACCGTTGCGCCGGTAACAACCTGCGGGTATACCAAAATGTCGGTGATGTGGAAGATGGACGGATCCTGCTCATCACGGTGAACCACGCCGTGCCACGCGACCTCGTCGTTGAACTGCTGAATGAGCGAGTTCATCTTGGCGAAGGCAATCGAGGACAGGTAGACAGTTGCCCGGTCGTCATCGCCCTCCCACTTGAACGTCCGGCTGTATTCCAGCTTTCCGTCAAACATCTTGGTGGACTTCACCTTTGCGATGAACTCCTCCTGAATTTTTTGCAGCAGCTCGTCCGTGAGCTTAATGGGCTTACTCATGGCTCTCCTCCTGTTCTTTTTCTTTCTTCGCCTTGACATCTTGTTCCTCCAACCACAATACGGCCTCAAACGGCGTCTTGGTCGTACCGTCGGGCATTTCGATTACCTTACCGATCCTGTTCGAGAACAGCAACTGCGTCATCTTGCCGGTTGTTGCGCTCTCCTGAACATTGACGCTCTTTGCCGACTGAACACAAGCAGCTACCGCGCCGACATAATCCCGGTTACGCATAGATTGGCGAATTGTCGCCTCATTTCCACCAAGGCAGTGAAACGCCTGGATGTGCTGGTTCGGCGTGTGATCCATGATGATATCCGACGGGAAATCGTATCCGCTAATCCCGGCGTACCTGCCGTTATCGAAGTTCAGCGAATATGCGGCGCAAATGCGAATCTTCATCGTCTCTTTGACGAAAATCTCCGTCATCAGACGCTTAATGCGCTCTACCGTCATATTTTCGTTGTCACGATATTCATAGATGTAGCTACGGTTATTCTGAATGACGGACTCCGCTGCGTCAGGATCGAAGTTTGCAACCGTGGTGGTTACAATGAACTTGATTTCGCCATTGTATACGCTGACCAGATGCAGCGAATTGTTGCATAGGAAGTAGTCCAAAAGCTCGCTGCTCTCCGCGCCGCCTCCGTGTGTGATTTTATCGACCAGACCGCACTCCTGCGTTCTCAGGTCGTCCATCTGCTGGTAGTAATTGGAGAAAGTGCTCTCCAAATCACGCATCCTGCGATCCATATCGTTGATCTGGCTGCGGACGGACTCCAGCTTCCGGCGGTCAAAGTGTGTTTCAAAGCCGGTCAACTGATTGCGGATAACCTGTGACCGGAAGTCAAACCGCTTGGCGAACTCCTGAATCTTCGTTTCATAGCTGGGGGCGTAACGCTTTGTGAGCGTCTTGACGATCTCAATCTCCTCGTCAGTCATCGGATTGGACTCGAAGTACCACGGGAAGTAGCGGGAAATCAGAGACTCCAGCATGTGCCACCGCTTCATGTTCATCTTTTCCGTGAAGATGATGGTGTTGCGGTACTCCTCGTTCACATAGACCTTGGCGCGGAACTTTGCGTCGCTCTCAATCCATGCGGACAGATCCGCCAGGAGCTTGTATCCAGAGACTGTCTTTGGAACACCTTCAACGAGTTTCTCGAAGCAGGTTGTGTTGCTCTCGTCGCTCCCCTCAAATGAATGGATGAGCAAAATGCCGGTTGAACCATCCATAATCGGAGTTCGGTTAAAGAAAGCCCTGACGCAGTCTCTCGGAGACGAGCCAGATAACTGCCCGGAACTGTAGTCTGTGCTTTTATATCGCAGTGTGATTGACTCCTCTTTCGGAACCCTGCTATACAGCAAAGCTCTCAAGGTCGCAACGAACGACTCGTCATTGCGGAACTTATCTCCGCCGATATTCGGGAATACGGTCGATGCGATCTCATTGGTGAGAGTCAGACCAGTGATTTCTTTTGAGAACATAGCCTGCTCCTTTTCTGAAAGATTTAAGGGCTCCCACCGCTCAGATGGGAGCCCTCGGCCCTATGTATAGGGGACTGCGGTGGGTCTGATCAGGCGTTGTCAGCCTTGACGACGGAGATCAGGAAGCACTTGTCGTGGCCGGGCTCGCCGGTGTAGCCCATCTCGGCGAAGGTCTGATCCAGCTTGGCACCGGTGACGGTCTCGCCGTCCAGGGACAGCATACCCACGGAGTAGTCGATGCCGGTCTCGCCCTGGGTGCTCTCCAGAGCCTGGCGGATGGTGGTGTTGGGGTTCAGGTTGAAACGGGCGCGCTTCAGGTTGTTACCGATAGTGACGTTAATCATGATTCATTCTCCTTCTTATTCAAAAAATTTTGGGTTGACAGGTTTGTGTTGCCGGGCGGGGATTTCCCCGCCCGGACTTAGCCATCCTTAGATGACGGTGATGTTAGCCATGACCTCGGCGTTCTCAGCCTCGACCTCGGCCAGGGCATCGTCGATGCCGGCCTCCACCTTGTTCAGGCGAACCACGGCCTTGCCGACCAGCTTGGCAGCATAGTCGATCACGTTCTCAGTCCCAGCGGGGACGGGAATCGTGATGGTGGCCAGCTTCGCCTCGTCGTGGGTCTCGGAGGCGAAAGTCGCGCCGTTCTGGTTGATGCTGCCGGCAGCAGCGGCGGTCTCCACGCGGAAGATTTCCTCCTTCTTACCGTTCTCATCGGTCTCGATGAGACGAAGAGCCTTCGGGCGGTACTCCTCCAGCGTCTTCAGAGCCTTGAGGCTCTTGCCGCTGGTGACGATGATCGCGTCACCAGCAATGGTGATCTTTGCCATACTGATACATCCTTTCTGTTCGGGCTTTGCCCTTAATATGTACCCCGTTTGCTCACCCCCCCCCATCGGGGGCTCCCCAGCCTGAACCACGAGGAGGTGGGGCCGATCAGGCCGCAAAGAACCCCGTAACTTTTCAGCTACGGGGCTCTTGTCAACTTCTGATGATTCGATTGAATGCGTCTTCTGATATTTCCGGGTTATTGCAGGCCATCCCCTCTGGATGGTATTCAAAGTGGCAGTATGGATACCAGTCGTTATAGTCTCCGGTTCCAACCTCCAAAATGATCTCGTCAGTTACCTCGTCTTGCATCACCAGGATGTCATTATCGTATCCGCCATCTTCTTCGTTCTTCATGTAACATTTCATGGCCTGCGGCGGAAACGAATATCTCGGCGGATCATCGGACACAACAAGCTCCCTGCATCTGCTTCTATATCCATCTTCCGGGTCTTCGACAGCCATGTAGTGAACACCGTCAAGCGTAAACTTTACGAAGTTGCAATCCTGTGATTCACCCCAACTATCATCCACACATATACGTCCGGTTTCGACACCTGACAGTTTGTGTGTTCCTACCAAATCGGAAAGTTCCACTTAATCACCTCCCGATGATAGCCGCAAAACTTTCGTCGGAGATGTCCTCTTGCTCTTCCCCATAGAAAGTGCATTTCATGTAGTCGTCCGCATCGTTCTTTGACCCATATCTCACAGTATCGCCTCTGATATAGTAGCAGAAATTACCACGGTGTTTCTCCCAGTAATTTTTCTTCAGAGGACTCTCGCCGGTCGGGTATTTGATGCCAAACGCGACTAATATTGCGGCAAATTCACGCTCCAAATCTGCTTCTGGGCAATTTACAGCAACATAGCTGTTTTCTCCCAGCATTGATGTATCAAATGGCCTGTCCCACATTTGTCTTACCTCCCTTGATTACCCCCCCCCGCAGAGATAATTGCTTCAAATCCGGCATCGGAGATTTCAAAGTCGGGCTCCACGCCGTAAAATGTGCATTTGATATAATTTCTGTATGCGCTGTCTGAGTAACATGTTCTGCTCCCATATTTCATTGTTCCTCGCGGTTCAATGCGATAACAGGTTTCTTCTCTGTTCTCATGCCAATGAGTTTCTCCAACTGGCTCATCACCATACCATTTTATATCGTTTTCTTCTAAAAACGAAAACAGTTCATCTACCAAGTCTTTGTCAGGACAATGGATGATGACACCGTTGAATAGCATTGAAATCTCAAGCGGAGTGTCTGGCCAATCTACCATTGAGACTCACCCCCCCCGAGTTAGAATATTGAGCAGAGACTCGAAGTCGGTGTAATCGTAAGGATTGATGGGATGACCATTATACATAGCAAAGAGCACTTTTGCATCGTTGGCTGGAACAAAATTGCATTCACCATTCCAATCGTCAACGACGCCCTGAAGGTACTTAGCCTGAATCAAGTACGGATCGCCATCTGCGTTTTCAGTGACGACAACCGTATCGCTACCAAGCATAACAGTTTTCAGATCCACTCATTTCACCTCCGTTTTCGTTCTGCCCAATCGTTATTCCATCCACGATGCCGGGTGTTGTACGATTGGTGTATGATGACGGATTCAAGCCACCATAACTTATCTCCGATAATGGTAGGCAGAATCATAAATCGGGTCACAATTCTCGTTTCTCCAGCAATCGGAAAACTCCAAACCATGGTTTGCACCTCCTGATATAATGGTGTCGATGATGGGATTTGAACCCATACGGCGTTAGAGCCAACAGGGTTTGAGCCTGTCATGTCTACTATTCCATCACATCGACATATGGTGTGGGCGGCGGGAATTGAACCCGCACATCGAACCCGATATAGAGGCTTAAACTCCATGTGTCTTCCAATTCCACCACGCCCACAGAAGAGTAATTTTATGTTATTCCGTGAGATTGCTCAAACGAAACAAGTTTCTCAATCGCGTCGTCATATGCAGCTCGCGTCTTCTCGTTATTGGTTCTTGATACAATGCTTCCAAAATACTTTGCAGCAGATTTCAACGCGTCCAAAGTGCGTTTCTCCGCCATGGTTAATCCCATGTGGGCAGCCTCACATTCCTCAATCGCATCATGGCTCAGAGACTCTTTGCCGCAATGTTCACAGACATACATTTGATACATCCTCACGATATCCCCTCCATTACCATGGCCAGTTCATGATGGAATAAAACGTTGCACCACCCAGAAAGAACCAATCTAACAAATCCAAAAGCCTCTTGTATGTTAAATAGTAACTTTCTTTCGACAGAAATTGAAGCGCCAAACGCAGCAACGAAAGGATGATAATTGCAGAACAATAAATGAGGAACAATATGCTTTCTTCCATCTTTGGCCGCCTCCTAATCAAAGGACTGTTTTATTCATCGTGCTCGATATCTGTGGTTACAGCCCAAACCAAGCCTGTCAGGCCAACCAGGAAATAAATGTTTTCTTACTCATTTTTATCTCCAGTTCGTACCAATCCGACCGTCTGGGTGGATTATGATATTGGAGTATCCGGCTCCATAGTCATTCTGGCGTTGCTGCCACATATCTCCAAGTGTTACGCGGGCGTGCTTTCCATCGTAGTCAAAGGTCGCATAGACAAAGAAGTCACCGATTCTGAATGTATGTACATCAATTTCTTCGTCCTCTTGCAGAGCATTCCAGATATCTACCGGGTAATCCTTCTTCTCAAGCCCGCTAAGGAACCGGAACGAAAAGCTGTCGGCATCTATCTTCATGTAATCTTTGATTGACGAGAGAGACGGACTTTCCATCACTGTTTGGACTGTGCAACCGGGAAACCGGGCCGGATTTGCATGGACGAACTCATTGTGGGACAGGTTGATATGAGCCAACCCACTCAGGTCTGCGTTGAAACCAGCAGTATTGATAGAGCAAAAAACATTGTTGCTATTACACCTGTATGTCTCAGCGATATTCGCAATCTGCTCTGGGTAAAGTCCTGGTTCTCCACCTGTTATGGTAAGTCTGGCATCTGGATGCTCGCCAAGTACTATTTTCAAAGCCTCGATTTGGGCAGGGAAATTATTGTCGCCCGCCATAGGGTTTTGCCGCTCCAAACAGAACGGGCAGTTAAAGGGGCACTCTTCCGTTGTAATCAACTGGACATTGATACGGTAGTACAGAGGTCGGCCAAGGGACGTTTCCACCTTCCTGCTCTGTAATCTATACCGCAGGTCATCCCGCATCTCAGTCCTTATGTCTTCGTAGGAACCAATAAATGGAATTCTGTTCATTTTGCTACTCACTCGCGCCAACCTCCTTCGCATCAAAGAACTATTTGATTGCTGTAACGATAATGAAAAGTATGACTATCGCCAAACACCAGAAGCCTTGTTTTTGGTAGAGTTTGCGGCAACAAGAACGTTCCTCGACATACCGTTCCCATGCCAAATCAGATACGAAATCTTCTCGTTTCATTCAAGACGCTCCTCTCTCTTACCATGGAGCGCTTTCCGAAAGCCCAAGGATACAGTATCCATCGGCCAACCCATATTCTTTTGCGTCTTTAAGGATGTACTGAATCATACGGATGGAATACTCTCCGGTGTATCCGTTGTCAGAGCTCCATTCTCGAAGCACCACAATATCGCCAACCACAAAGTCCCTATCGTTCCTCCGAAGTTCGAAGTTTTTCTCAAAGGAAAAATATTTCGGAAGAATTTTGAGTTCATGGACTTTTATCGTTTCACCCACAAATCTTGGATTTTCATCATATTTAATTGCGTGACGATCAAAGAACCTTCCGCTTTCCAGTCCTGGTATACAATCTTTGCATGGGGCTTCCGCTACCGAACAAGAAAAGTGCTTGCAGGAATGGCAAGTACACCGCCTGCCATTGTGGTAAAAGCTCAGATAATCCATCATATTGCCTCCATTCAAAACCTATCGGATTGCCCGTTCATATGACTCTTTATCCAGGAATCTGTCATTATGCCATCCGCGAATTGTTATGTCTGGCCTCCATTCCTGACGGAGATAAACTGTCTCAAGCCACACAATTTCATGATCGACTTTGACAGGGAAAATTGCAAAACGCTTAATGAATCGTTCTTCTCCCCAATATGGCATATGGATTCTCACGTCATCACCCGTCCTAACTAAATTTCATATGGTGGAGATAGTCGGGATCGAACCGGCGACCTCCTGCTTGCAAGGCAGGCGCTCTCCCATCTGAGCTATATCCCCATATTAGAGAGTGGTGGGAATCGAACCCACGCAGCGCATATCCGGTTGACAGGCATGTATCTGCCCCGCTCTGCCACTGAGCTACACTCTCATAGAACCGGCTTTCACGGTGCGTCTATATTGACGCGCTTGAATTTCACACTCACGATGTTAGTCGATCCCGTCAACACCGACAATAGTGCCGCCAGACGAATTAACCTTGGGGAGAACACCGTTCCACTGCTCATACTTGATCTTTTCAATCAGCTCGGGCGTGAGAGACTGTGCAATCTGCTGGTTAGCCGCCGCCTCTGCTTCTGCGGCGATCCGAACCACCTCTGCAGCTGCATTGGCCTCAATGATTTCCGTCTCTGCCTGAATTTCGGCAGCCTCTTTTTCCTTCTGAGCCTGAATCAGAGCAACCTCGCGCTCTTTCTCCGCCTGTACCTTGGCTGTCTGAGCCTCGATATTGGCCAGCTCCAGCTCCTGCTGGGCGGTAACCTTTTTCTGAATGGCCGCAGCAGTTTCAGCATCAACAGAAATATCGGTGAAGTTCACGGTGTCAATGATGATGCCGTACACATCAAATTTCTGTCGCAGGTAGGTATCCAACTCCGCATTGATAGCAGTACGCTTATCACCGAAGATGTCGGTAACGGGATAATTAGCGGAAACCTCCTGCGTCCAGGCGATGACCTTGGGCTTGATGAATGTGTCCTTGATAGTCTCGCCGGACTTGCCCTTGAATGTGACGAACGTCTGCGCCACACGTGCCTCGTCAAACCGGTAGGAGAACTCAAGGTTCACACGTACGGTCTTTCCATCGGACGTTGGGATACTGAAACTCTCGTCGTCCTTGGAGTCACCCTTGTCCTCAGCGGTCAGATAGGACTGCTCAATGCCGATGGAGTATGTAGTGACCTTCTTTGTGGGAGAGACCAGATGCCAGCCCTGGGTCAGAATCTCTCCGTCAACGCCGCCGTTCATGTTGTAAACCACCCCAACATAGCCGGCAGGCACACGCTCCAGACAGATAACGGCACCAATCAGGCCAAGGATCAGGGCAAGTGCCAGAAGCAGCGCACCAATTTTACCTTTCATTCGATGAATCGTCCTCCCATTCTTCAAAGTATTCCTCGGACTCGTCGTCCTCGATTTCTCTTTTTGCATCGTTGAATAGGTCTAAAAACCACCCGCCAATGTCTTTGAAGGCAAAGCTCAGGCAGAACCAGACCAGAACCAACACGATAATGACGAGAAGCCAGAAAACAATGTTCATACAGACTCCTCCTTGAATTTCGGATGGGCGGCTTTTAAGAGGAGCCGCCAGAACCTCGCTGGGGATTACTCCGCGTCAGCAACCTCGTCAGCCTCAGTCTGCTGGACAACCGGAGCCGGAGCAGGAACAGCCGCAGGAGCCTGAAACAGGCCGCCGCCCATCATCTGGCTCAGCATCAGCATCTTCATCATACCGCCGGACTCGCCATCGTCATCGCCGCCGGACAGAGCCATCAGCATCAGGGGGTTGATCCCACCGAACAGGCCACCGGTGGGAGCCGCAGCAGCGTTGCCGCCCATCATGGTCATCATGGCAACAGTGGTGAACAGATCGTCCTCGCTGTCGGCGTCGCCCATCAGCATCAGGAACATGGGGTTGATGCCCTCAGCACCCTTGCCGTTCATCATGGTGAACAGAGAAGTGACCTTGGCGTAGGGGCAGTAGCCCATCACGGTGTTGATCTCCTTCACCAGAGTGGCGGTACGGCCACTGTCCAGAGACACACCCTTGATGGCACCCGAGTGGGTGATGTTGGTGATGTAGATATACTTTCCGCCGTTGAGAACCACGTCGCCGACGCTGACGTCCTTCACGGGCATGACGAAGACCATCTTGTCCAGCGCCTCGGAACCCAGCACCAGATCCATGCAGTTGTTGATGGACTTGCTCTCGGGATCGTAGAAGACATAGTCGCCGTTCTTGCGCTGGTAGGCGATGTCGCCGGAGATGCTCAGAGCGACGGAGCCGTCATCGATGGCGTGGGGCATGTACTGCTTCAGCATTTTCTTGAAATCAAACTTCATTTTGGACTTCTTCCTTTCATTCTTTGTTGTAGTGTTGGTCTGGGTGCCGCAGGTGATTCCGCCAGTCACAGTAGGCTGAACAGGAACGCCGGGGATGCAGGGAACTGTGGATCTGCAGGCGGGCGCCGTCGTGCGGGTGAACCGCTGGATAGCAGGACCGGCAAAGTCGTTAGCGTGCCAGACCCACATTCCATCGTCTTCAGCGATGGAGTAACCGGGTTCGCTCCCGAACACGTCCACCACATCCTCCCCAGTGATCGTAACTTCGCGGCCAGCCAGTTCCCGCATCGCAGGGGCATGAAGGTCGTCGAGGTCAGACCTCACCATAACCTTATCGCCGACATGGTATTTGACAGCAAAACCTGCGAACATTTCGTCGGTCCACCCCCATCCACCGCAGTCCTCTCGGATATGGTAGCCGTAACAGTCAACTTCTTCGATGGTCACAACTTGACCGCGGAGATGCGTCATTTCGGGCACAACACTATTGTGATGACTACCATCATCCATGTAGTACCCGCTGCGCACTTCGAGATCGTCCAACACCTTGACCTTATCCCCCTCTTTGTATTTGGGCATTGACTAAACTCCTTTCCTTTATGTACTTAGATCAAACGCTCGGGGAGAGCGCTAATCCCAATGGGATTGGCATCGTCAATCGACACCATCAAGTTCGTCCAACGCTTCTTTCATGGTATCCGCGCTGAACTGAAAGACACCATCGAGGAAGACCTCAATGTGTCCTCTGACCCATTTGAACTGATACATGAGGCACCTCACTTTCTTCCTCTGGCGAGTAAAAAAGACACTAACTGTCTCCAGCCAGTGTCTGTCGTTTCCCTATCTACAATAGTACAGAGATTCTCTTTAAGGGTAACACCCCTCAAACCATTGCAAATCAAGGACTTTTTGAGCGTTTTGCCACCTCGATGGTGGCAAGCGATTGCCCACTCTGCGTTTCTGAACCGGGCTTGTGACCGGCTATGGCCGCATTAGGCAGGCGGCCCGCTACTTTGCAGGCCGCCTATCGGAAAGGAAAGAACCGCTGGATGTAACCTACGGCATTGGGAAGCGCCTATGGCGCTGGCATCGGGAGTGGGATTTGAACCCACGGACGGTTTCCCGCCTCCAGTCGCTCGGCCACCCCGACTTAGGGTGGTGGTTTTTGTTCAGGCAGAACCACCAAACTGCTGATAGGCCGGCATTCAACGGGGAGCACATATGACTCCCCAGGTTGATGTCAAGGTTCGGCAAACCTCCTTTACTCATCGGTAAAGCATGGACTTCACGCCGTCTGGCAAATCTGCCGGCGGCGCCGTAAAATCTTTCAATTTAATCTTCGATAATCAATCTATTATGAAGATTTGGGCTGGTCGCGTGCTCGATGCAAAACCTTCCCTCCTTTTCGAGGTTCCGTCCCCGGCGCAATGGGCCCGGTCTACCGCCGGGCGCGGCGGGCATAAATTCTCGGATACCTCCATGAAGATAATATTCAAACACTCCTAGGCGTCTTCAGAGTGCAGAATAACGAAATAAAACTACCGTTTTAGGTTTCCTGGTCGATGCTATCAGGATCAGGAATGTCTTCCGAACCCTCATCGGGATCTCCAAACGGGTACTGAACCATCACGCCGTCAACATTGGTTGGGTGTCGGATAGAGAACCCAAAGTTCTCGAACAGGTATTCCTCGACGATTGAGGCGATTTCATCAATTTCCTGTGGAGAAATTCCCGCCTTTGCGGGGTCTTCGTCAAGCATGACGGTAAGCATGTCCTCGACGGAACCGATGATTTCATTGACCCGTTCTTCATCGCCCGACACATAATCTTCCTCATCATCGTCGGGATAGATATATGTGGAAAGCAAGTTATCATAGGTCTTCTCTGCGTCGAGGTACGAATAGGTCTTGACGTTGTGAACCTCCTCGCCGTCAACCTCAACAGAGAAACAGGGGAAACCTCCATCTTCGGCGACATAGATTTCAACGCCTTGATCTTCATCGCTGGCAATTACCTGATACTCATTTGCCAACGCTTTCCTGTGCTCTGAGAAATATTCCCAAAGCTCATCCACGGTGATGTTTTCTTTCATGACCTCACCTCTTTATACAATCACGATTTTGCGGCTGAACAGAAACCACAGACCGAGTGGGAGCGTGATGAAGATTGCGGTACAGTCCTGGTCTTCAGGTGTTACGCCGGTTGAAGCGAGCCAGAAGATGAGACCTGTGATAAGGAGCATAATCAAACCCATGACCCTTTGCTGTGCCATTAGCTTCTGGCGGCGCTGATTTCTTGTATAAGCTGCCATCTAAAACCTCCCTCTCGTTGCGGGTTTCTCACTCTGCATTTCTCATGCGGGCTTGTGACCGCCAATGGCTGCATTAAGAAGCCGTCCGGAAATTCTGGACGGCGACCCACGCTACTGAGGTTTCTTATTTCGTAAGTGTGCGTGTAGCTTAGTCCGTATCAATTCATAAACTAAACTATCGGATTTTCCCGACTTTCTACCCACTGCTGGGTCATCCCCTCAGACCAAGGAATGGGGACGCCTCCCAATCCCTTCCGTATCTCGGTACTCTTTTCACGATACGGTATGCCGCGTAAAGCCCGTCGCGGTCAGCTTTGCCATGTGGTTTAGCGTGGACCGGGCTTGAACCGGCGACACACGGATTATCAATCCGCAGCTCTACCTACTGAGCTACCACGCCATATGCAAACCGAACCTCAAAATCGGTATGAGGATCGGTTTACTAACTGAAATCATGCCGGCTGTTCTTCCACCACATCAGAGATGAAAACCCGTCCGCCGACAAGTTCTTTTGCCTGTTCCCATGCTTCTTCGATTTTCAGCGCGAAGACATAACAGACCGGAATATTGGGGTTATACCCATAACCGAAAACTGCAAAGCGTTTCATATCTAATCCCCCTATGCAAATGAACCGCTATGATTTTTACCACGAGGCCAGCCTCCACCTCGTTCAACGCCGCCAACCTCCGAACACGGCGCACTGGCCAGATGTTACCTTAAAACCCTTCTGGGCATGGATACAGAAGCACCCTCGAATGTGGCGACAACGAGAGAGTGAGTAGCTGCGATAGCACACCTATCGCAATCCAGATGCAAACCCCTATTGCAGCACACATCGCAGGAGTAAGAGAAATTCTTTCTTGCGTGGCCGATGGATACAGCTTCATGCTGGAGCTCAACGCCGCGCTGCTCAAACTTGGTCATCGTATCACCCTCTCATATTCGATTTTGGTTTGAAACCTGATGGCGGAACAGCATACAGTTCCATTACCCTCAGCTCAACAGTTCACTTGAAGCAAATCGAGGGAGTTTAGCCTGTGAACCCGGCAACATGGGTGACTCGAACGCGGCCCCTATATGCCTGTTCCGCCGACCGCCCTATTGGGCGGTTTCGTCGCAATTTTCAGCGACTCGTCAGGGCGGCTATATGCCGACTACTTACTGCCGGAAACCTTCTTGCCCTTCTTCTTGGGAGCGGGCGGGACATACTTCGGATTAGCGGAGCAATATCTGTTTCCGCAGGGCTTCTCCTGCCCGCATGTCTCCTTACAAGAATAATTCGCCATAGATTTCCTCCGTTCATTTTTTGATTTGTGAACCTCAGCAGACAGTATTCCATCCGCGGACGGGCAAAAGCCCGTTTCGCCGTCATTACGGCTCATCAGCGCGGCTATCAAATGGGCATAAAAAAGACCCTCTGGGTCGAAACCTCAGAGAGTCCTTTTATACGCCTGTTCAGTTGTCGTCGAAAACGCCTTTCACCGTCATCGAAGCCCTTAGACCGCCATTGTTCAATGGAACCAGCTCGAAGGTATTGCACTTGCTCAAAGCGTCTCTCAGCATAGAAACCTTTTCTCCTTCCAAGTGGATGTCAGGAATCTCAATCGAAACGCTCCCAGAAGTGAACGTCGGGTATAGCTTCAAGGTCGCCGCCGCTCCAATGATGTCGGAAACCTCATTGTAAACGGATTTCAAAACCTCATACTGACCATCGTTCACAGTGCATTTGTCCGAAGGGCCGTCCCTTACGGCAGCCACAAGCAGAGCCTCGAAGATGTGCTCAAACTGGTACAATCCATCACGCTCCTTGCCTAAAGTTTAAGCCAATTATACCATCAGCAGAATTGATTTGCAATCAGAAACCTCACCAGAGCAGAGCCAAAAACCTAACCCTGGCTTACAACATACGGCGGATGACTCAGCTCAAGGATCACATAGCCGGAGTATTCTGTTTTCAAAATCACATCATCCAGGATGGTGTCGGGCGTCCCGTTACAATCCCACAAGAGAATCTCGGCAATATCGCCGGTACACCAATCCTCACAGCCAGCGAATTGCCAACGAAAACCTACAGCGTCCACGAGATAAACCGTATCCGCTTCATAATCCAAGGACACCACCTCAGCAGTCCTCAGATGGTAGGCCGAAACGTCAGGCGTTTCGATTGACAGACCTCCCAGAATGGGACCGATAGCAAACGCGGTGGAACCTATCGCCATCAGGGATACGGCCATCACGACCGCAGAGATGAGAACCGTCAAACGTTTTCTCATACAAAACCTCCTCCTGGCCTTCAGGCCGTAAGTCAAAACCTTTTGCCCTCTCTGCGTTTACACGGACTTGAGACCGTTAGCGGACAACGTCCGCCAGTCGCATTAGGCGCGGAGGTAAAACCTCCGCTGTGCCGCAATCAGGCGGCGGCAGGAGCCTTCTCGGCGGTCATCGGCTCAGGAGTGGAAACCTCAGCCGCCTTGGACTTCTTGGCGCGGGTCTTGGAACCCGTTTTGGCCTTGGGCGCAGAACCCTTCTCATCCTTGGGCTCGGTGGCGGCGGCACCGTTGCGCTTGTAATCCACGCCGTAGACACCCTTGGTAACGATGCGGTAGAAAACGTCGCCCATCAAGGACATCAGGATGGTGTGCTTGGAACACTGAACCCGCAGGGCGGCGCGGTTGTTGCGCTTGGTGTAACAGGACATCACATAGCCCAGGTCGTGGCCGTTGACCTTGCCCTCACCGGGGGAAAGCATGTCCAAAACCCGTTGCATATGCTTGACGACCTGGGTGTCGCTGGTGGGTGTCTTGCCCAACTGGATTTCAGACGCCAACTTGTCCATGTTGTAGGAGTCATCAATCCGCTTCATCTCAGCGGCGGTAACTCCGATGGTCTCGGCGACGCGGAGCGTCAGCCGCTTGTTGAGAGCCTGAAGCTCATAGAACCAGCCCAGGTCGAACCCCTTGACCTCGCAGAACTTCTTAAGGTCGATTTGAACGGTGCGCTCGGCCTTCTCAACGCCGGTCATGCGGCCCTCGTCGGTGGTCTTCTTGTGGCCGATGGTGGTGAAGTGGTGAAGCTCGATGGCCTGGTGGGTGTCCAGAAGCCCGGCGAACACCTCGGACTCGCGCAAGGAGCGATACTCCTTCTCGATGTTGACGAGCTCAGCCAGCTTGCCCTCAACGTCGGCGTTCGTTCCCTTGGCGCAAGCCTGGTTGACCTCGGCGATCTTCGCCTCGTAATCCTTCAGCAGCTCTGCCTTACGATTTTTCGTTGCCATAACGTAACCTCCTAATAAGATTTTCTATGGGCAAGCCCATAATGAAGCCCTGGAACGAAGCCGCTCCAGGGCTCGATATAGGTTTGCACTCCCTCTGGTGACTTCTGCTCTGCGCTCAAGTCCACGGGACGTAAAGACGCCCGCACCACTTGTCGCAGTATTCACCGAAGTGCGCGGCATTTCAACCGCTCACCATTGGGAGAGAAAAATTCACGTTATCATGCTATCAAATCCACTCCGGCCAACTATTCCGCTCGCTGTACTAACTCCCTTAGAGCCTTCCGGCGGCGATGTGCCACGCAACGCGCAACCCTCCTTGAGAACTGCGACGCCTTTTAAGCATAGTCACAAAGCTGCTTTATAGCTGAGCCATCCTGAACCGTCAAGCACTTATCCACCCACACGTTTCCATCACGTTTGCAGTTGGAGCGGAACCAACTGATTGCCGAGAACTCAATACTGCCCGCGTTCAGTACCCGCGCACTGGGAGCCTAACTCTCCCAATTTTTGGCTGGCCTTCTCTTGGGACGGTTGGAGCCGTCACATGTTGCAAGAGTACACTTCTTCTGCTGGCAGAAGTACCCCTTGAGCGAGCGTGTGATGCCCTCAAGGTGGCGCGTGGTATACCCCTCTGCATTTGCACAGGCTTGGGACTGTCCAGACAAGTGTAACTTGCCCGGGCTGCATTGGTATACCGCCGGGGGTGGGCGCGTGGTGTGGCGCGTGGGGTGTGGGGCGGGGTGTGCTTTTGTTCCCCCGTATATATGCACACGGCTGTCACCCCCCCCCCCCGGAAAAGGGCATAAAAAGAGCGGGGCGGCCCGTGTAGCCGCCCCGCCGTTATGGGGGTGTGTTTACTTCTGGTTCTTGTTCATGCCGCCGCGCTTCCGCATGGTTGCCAGCGTTTCCGCGATATCGTCCGGGGTGTACCCAGCCGCCGCGAAAATTGCGCCGTCCTTGTCCAGTTCAACCGCCTTTTTCAGTACCCAAAAGTAGGCTTTTGCAAGGTTTTTGTAAACATTCTGGCGCGCTTTTCCTGTCTTTTCGGCGATATCCGCCGCGCTCATTTCCTGTTGATAGGACAGGGTGAACACTTCGACTTGAGCCGGGGAAAGCGTGGGGGCGGTTGCGTCAATGGCGCGGGCAATCAGACGGTCAAGGGCGGGGCATGTGGCGCGGGGGTAACGGGGCTGGACGTTGCACGCAACCCAGCCGGGGGTATACTCTTTCTCACTGTTGCGGTTTTGCTTCTGCTGATATGCGCGGATAGCGGAGAAAGCCGCGCTTTTCACCTGGTACATGTCCGCGCCGGGGTTGTCCGTCAGTGTGGCGATAATGGCAACGGTGGCTATGCTGGTGTAGTCCTCTTTATCCCACTGGCTGCGGTTGATGGGGTTCATCACGGCGTAGTTGTTCCGCCTCTCCCAGTTCTCGACGCTGGCAAGGGTGAATTTCGCCATATCTTGAATGGCTTCGGGGTTCTCCATGTCTACAAGGGGGTAAATGCGGACGGTGGCGCGGGGGTACTTCTCATTAGCCGCCGTTACGGCGTCCTGAAGGGTTCCAGCGGTGAGAATTTCAAGGGCTTTTGCTGTCTTGTTTTCGCGGTCGATTGCACAAATTTGATACTTTTTCATGGTTTTACTCCCTGTTTCACCGATAGATTAGCGGGGACGGTTGCCGCCGCGCCCCGTTGCGGTGATATGGATAATATACACCCCCGATTAAAGATTGTCAACACTTTTTTTTGAGGGGGTGTCAACAATGCTATGCACACGCTTGTCACCCCCCCCGGCGCGGTGTGTGTGCCGCCGGCCCGGCGTGGTGTCTATGTCACCTTTTCGCGCTATGTCCCATAGAGGGGGCTTGTTTTCCATATTTTGACGAAACGCCCCCGCAGCCCAGGCGCCCAGTTGGCTCATCTCCCATGGGTCACCAAAAAACTCACTCCGACCACAACACCTTGCGCCACAACACTCACAGCCGTTTTATCATCGGGGAGAATGTGTTGCTCACGCCATTCTTTATAAAGGATCGTCACAGATGATAAAACGGCGTCTCGCCAAAGTAGCTTGAAACGTGACTTTAAGGAGACAGATAATTTTCTCCGAAATTTGTGCTTGACATCTGGGGCGATTATGCTATAATAGTATCATAGTCAACAATCTTTTTTGAAGTATAGAGGGAGGCACCGTTCATGGGCAAGGTTATCAATGTAGACTTCACAGCGCGGAGTGCAGACGCAAACGCAGACGCAGTCATCGACGTTAAGGCAGTAGCTCAGTCCCGGAGGTTGCTCCAGGCTGGCCTGATCGCGCCGGCTGTCGAGGATACCAGTTACGAAGTAGCGGGGGAACATGCAAGCGAACCTATCAAGAACGTAGATGACATCTACGCCGTGTCTGAGTGGTTCATCACCAGAGGCCGGTATCGCGACAACATGCTCTTCATCGTTGGCATCAACTTCGGCCTGCGAGTCAGCGACCTGCTGACGCTGCGGTTCTCCCACCTGATCGACGAACAGTTCAGGTTCAAGACCACGTTCCCCATTCTGGAGAAGAAGACCCGGAACACCAGGAAGGTGAAGCGCAACCGCTACATCACCATCAACGATGCCGTGGTGGATGCAGTCACGCTCTATCTGGAGAACACACCAGGCGTCAAGCTCAGCGACTTCATGTTCCGTGGTGAGAGCAACCGGTGCGGCAAGGACAACAACAAGGCCATGAGCCGGAAGTCTGCCGACCGGATCTTGAAGGAAGTCGGTGAGGCGCTCGGCCTCGGCATCCACATTGCTACCCACACGCTGCGCAAGACGTTCGCCTATCACCAGATGGTAATGAGCAACAACGACCCGCGCAAGCTCCTGCTTCTGCAGAAGATGTTCGGACACAGCACGTCCGCCCAGACGCTCGACTACATCGGTATCACTGGTGAGGAGATCGAGGAGGCGTACATGCAGCTCAACCTGGGCGGGCGCCGCTCGCTCCGGCTGATGGACAGCACCATCGTGGAGCAGCCGGCAGGCTGATGCGCCACCTGCACCTTGACAACAGAATAGGATACTACAGTCCTTAGCTCCCTCGTTTGAAGGCTCTATAGCTACAAGTGTTCCTACAGAGATTCTCTTTAAGGGTTACCCCCTGAAATAATCCATTTCAAGGGCCGAAATTTTCGTTTTACCACCTGGGTGGTGGTAAACGGTGGTAAAGGAGGTTTTGCTTATGAGTGTGAACTGGAAGATGGACGAGACAGCGCTGGGCCGCGAGACGTTCGCCGAGGACTTCGACGACTACGGGCGCGGGGAAGACCACAAGGTTTCTATCGGCGACGAGGTCGAAGCCACAGACAAATACGGGCGTACCCACGCCGGGGTGGTGGTGGGGATCATCCGCGACATCAACCGCGAGCCGGTATGTTATAAGGTATGGAATGAGGAGCTGGACGACTTCGATTTCATCCAGGCGTCAGACAACATCCTGTGTGAGCCGTGCGGCTCGTCGCAGTGGTCGCTGGAGCGCATCGGGTATGTGCAGCATGGGAACGATGCAGACCGGTGCTGGTTCTACCTGAACAAGCGGACGGGGGATGTGATCTATTGGTAAAGGTATGTGACGCCATCATGGGAACCGGCAAGAGTTCCGCAGCCATTACATACATGAACGACCACCCCGAGAAGAAGTTCATCTACATCACACCATACCTTGAAGAAGCGACACGCATCGCCACATCATGTTCCCGGCTCCACTTCTTCGAGCCCAAGAAGAAAACGGAGTTCAATGGGTCAAAGACCCTACATACGATTGACCTCGTGAAGCGAGGGGAGAACATCGCTACCACCCATCAGGCGTTCCGGTTCTATCCACAGGAGCTTCTGGAACTGGTGAGTGGGCAGGGCTACACGTTAATCATCGACGAGAACGTAGACGTGCTGGAAACGCTGGACGAAGACCCGGCAGATATCCAGATGGCTATCGACGCCGGGTACATTTCCGAAATCAGACCGGACGTTTTCCACCTCGTCAAAGACGTATACGATGGGAAGACGCACCGGGATCTGTTCCGAGTCCTGCGGACACGCGACCTGATTCGGATGACTGGCGAGTCCAAGGAGTCTTTCTTCTACTGGCAGCTCCCGCCTGAACTCATCACCTCGTTCGACGAGGTATACATCCTGACGTACCTGTTTGAGGGACAGAGCCTGCACCACTTCCTCGAAATGTACGACATCCCATACCAGTTCGTTGGGGTGGAGAAAACGGGCGACAGCGAGTTTAGGTTCAGCAGCTCGACAGAATACGTGCCGGACTACGTCCATAACATCCACGACATGATTGAGATCGTGGACGACCCCAAGCTGAATGATGTCGGGGAGGACGACTTCTCCCTGTCCATGAGCTGGTTCGACAAGGAGAGTTCTGACACATCCAGGTTGAAGAACAACCTTTATAATTTCTTCCGCTATATGTGCGGGGCAGAGGCCGCAGACAGAATGTGGTCTACATATCGTGACGCGAAGTCGAAGATCCAAGGCAAGGGATACACCAACGGGTTTATTCCGTTCAACAAGAAAGCGACGAATGAATATAGGAATCGCACCGCCGTTGCGTACTGCGTCAACCTATATATGAACGTCGGACAAAAACTGTTCTACCAAAACAACGGCGTGGAGGTAGACGAGGACGCATACGCCTTATCCATTATGGTACAGTGGATTTGGCGAAGCGCAATCCGTGATGGGCAGAAGATCGTACTGTATGTTCCAAGCAAACGGATGCGCGGTCTGCTTACCAACTGGATGGAGGAGGTGAGCAGACGTGGATAAGTGTGACAGATGTTTATGGGCAGGGTGCTGTCGTACAGCCATGGATGGATGCCCGGACTTTACAACGGTGGACGAGAACGAATACATCGAGGAGTTCCACAGGGTTCGGTCAGAGGAACTGCTTCCGTATTGGATGATATATATCGGACAATACAGCGACGACTAATTTTTTTAGCGTATCAACAATTTTATTTGAGGCGGTGAGCATTATTTCCAAACAACAGTCTTGCCAGAAGTTTATCCTCAAACTTCATAGCGCACGCTTACGCAAGGCAAGGTGGAATTTGACGCTCCCTATCTCCGAGGCGCGGAGAAACGATGAAGTCATTTCCCTCAGCGACAGCCAGATGCTGCGCTTCATCGATAAGCTGAATGGCATCGAGAACGCAGACGCGATTGCGAAAGAGATTAAGAGCGAAATAAAAATGCTCAGAAAACAAATAAATTCTCTACAAAATCGCAAGAAAATTAAAAGTTTATACGAGAAATTAGATGAAATACAATACAAACCAGATTACATGTGTTTGATCATCGACAAAGAGAAAGACTATTGGAGAGCTTGCAAGGGCTTCAAGATCAACGGGGTGAAGTACGTTAGGCTGCTGGGTACCAACGGCGGCATCAAGAACTCGACCATCGTGTTCGTCAGCGATAGGATGGCGCCTGAGCTGCGCCGGCGTATTGACAACGGGAGGGACAAGAGCAAGGAGCTGGTACCGGCCAAGCTGGAAGCGTATCAGGCGCTGGCCTGCAGCGGCTCCATCCCGGTGTCCTACCCCAACGGCATCGCCGTGGTCGAGGACTGCGTGACGCACTTCAAGTCCGACGTCATCAACATCGAGGACTCGGACGGTGAACCGAAGATGTGGTTCCAGGCCGGGGCGGATGTGGAGCTCGACGAGTCGGACGGGTACGGCATCATGCTCCCGTCTCTGGCGAGAAGGTGGTCGGAAGAACTTCAGCTCGACTACATGGTAAGCGGAGTCAACACCCGTCTGTCCTTTGAGAAGGGGATGGTCTTCACCTTCGACTTCCTGGAGTTTGCCGACGAGGTGGCCGGCACCCGCATCATCAAAGATGCGTGGGGTAACGATGTGGATCTCTCAAACGTGGAGCTGATACTCACCACGTCCATGGTCAAGCTGTGGGACAGCTACGCGAGCTGTGAGGACTACCTGCGCAACTGCAAGGAGAACGGGTATACCTTCGGCATCACAAAGTCCTGCCCAAAGGTTTTGGAGAATGAGCGCAGTACCAACTACCAGTTCCTCCAGGTGTACGACCTGGACGACGCACAGGTCGAGCAGCTCATCCAGCCGACCATGCAGGAGATCCACGACATCCTGGCGCTCGACTGGAGGAAGGCCGCTCTGTTCCTCAAGGGCGTAGGGCTGAACGAGGAGAACATCGACTTCATCGAGTCGGACTTCGCGAAGGCCATCATGGTGGAGCCCAGGATGATGGACGACCCATTCGTCACGAAGAAGATCTACGGTATGATAAAGAAGCGCATCATCGACGCGAAGATCGGCGTCATCAAAGTGCGCGGCAACTACTCCATCATCTCCGGCGACCCATACGCGCTGTGTCAGAGCATCTTCGGTCTGGAAGTCACCGGGCTGCTGAAGGCCGGCGAGATCTACAACAAGTATTGGTTAGACCACGGTGTAGACAACGTGGTGTGCTTCCGCGCTCCTATGACCTGTGCCAACAACGTAATCAAGATGCACGTCAACGGAAGTGAGGAGGCACAGCACTGGTACAGATATATGGTGTCATGTTCGCTGCTGAATGCCTGGGACACCACGGCGGCTGCGCTGAACGGCGCGGACAAAGACGGTGATCTGATTTTCACAACGGACAATGAGATACTGGTGTCGTGCCACAGGCAGCTCCCCGCGCTCATGTGTGCCCAGAGGAAAGCGACGAAGTGCGTGCCGACGCAGGAGGACATCATCAACTCGAACATCGCCAGTTTCGGCGATGACATCGGGAAGATCACGAACCACATCACATCTATGTTCGATGTGATATCCATGTATGAGAAGGGCAGCCCGGAGTACGAGGCGCTCGACTACCGTATCAAGTGTGGGCAGAAGTTCCAGCAGGACTCCATCGACCGGGCCAAGGGCATCATCTCAAAGCCAATGCCAAAGAGCTGGTATGACAGGGCGTATGTCAGGAACGCATATGGCGACGATGAAGAGAAGGTACAGTTCGCCATGAAGATCGTTGCGGACAAGAAGCCATACTTCATGCGGTACATCTACCCGACGCTGATGCGCCAGTACACTACATACGTTTCCAACACCAACAAGAAGGCGCTTCGCGAGTTCCGCCTGACCATTGACGAGCTGATAGAGAAGGAGCGCGCAGGCGGTCTGTCTGACGAAGAACGGGAGTTCCTACACTACTATCGTATCAAGACGCCGGTGGGAGTACATGACTGTGTGATGAACAGAATATGCCGGCGCTTCGAGGACGAGTTCGATGGGTACATCACCCGCCACAACTCCGACGTCGAGTTCGACTATACGATTATGAAGAGCGGCGTGGAGTATACACAGACCCAGTACAACGCAATCCTTCGGTTGTACGAAGCGTACAACAAGCGGATGCAGGACTATATGCAGTACGCAAAGAAGGAGCGCCTGGATGAAGACGAGAACATGAACCACAGGTACGTTATGGTTCAGGACTTCCGCAGAGAGTGCCAGATTGTTTGCTCCAATAAAAGTCAGTTGTGTGACATACTGTTGGATATATGTTATCAGAAAGAAGGGTCAAAGCAGTTTGTCTGGGACATGGCAAGCGATGAAATCATCGACGCTTTGGTCAGGAACAACGGCGGCTATATTTCCTTCCCTGCCCGCGACGACAACGGAGACGTTTTGTTTGGCGGCGAACGGTTCTCGTTCGCAAGAAAGCAGATTGGAGGGGAAGCAGATGAATATAGTGCTGAATGAGTCGGAGTATGTGGAGGGAATCCTCCGTGACCATCAACTCGGGCCGAAGCCTACGGAGACTCTGGTGCGTGTGGCTCGGTACTATTCGACGGTAGATATGATGAAGAAGTCAGACGTACGCGCCGAGCTTGAGAAGTTCATGCTCCGGTGCGACCCATCCATCAACTTGGTCAAGTGGCAGGACACGTTGGACAGAATCATCAAGGCCGCCGGCAAGTATCCGATGGTCGATATCGAGAGCGTCCCTATCACCGAGAAAGAGATTGCCCTGTGCGACGGCCTGTCCAAGGATACCAAGCGGCGCGACCTCTCGATGTATAAGAGCTTCTCGGATAAGCCGATGCGCCGCCTGCTGTTCACCCTGATTTGTCTGGCGAAATACTCGGACCTTGTGAACAGTAAGAACGGCGGGTGGGTCAACCGGACAGACAAAGAGATCTTCAAGCTGGCTAACGTGGTCACGCCGGTCAAGCGCCAGTCCCTCATGTTGAACGACCTGCGTGAGATGGGACATATCAAGTTCAGCAGGAAGGTGGACAACGTGAACATCAACGTCCAGTGCCTTGACCCGGGTGGCGCGGTGGCGCTTGAGATTCGTGACTTCCGCAACCTTGGCTATCAGTACATGCGCCATTGCGGAGAGGCATACATAGAGTGCGAACAATGCGGTCTGGTAATCAAGCAGCGCAACAATTCACAGAAATATTGCCCCGACTGTGCCATCGACGTGAACAGGCAAAGGTCTATTGATAGACGGAAAAGTTGAACTTTTTTGAATATGTTTGAAACAGAAACAGCCTGTAAGTATTCAGTCCAAGATACTTACAGGCTACTGTGCAGTATTTCTATATATAGAGAGAAAAGGCATAGAAAAATCACATTATATACTATAGGTTGAAAGGGTGTTCATTTTTGGTTGCTATCAGCGCACGAGAAAAACAGATCATTGCGGAGAGATGTCCGATGGTGCATATCCGTCGGACGGTCAAACAGAAGAGTAACAGGCATCGGTACTACATGGAAGAGAGCAGGGAAGCCATGCGTATTCTGAGGTCGCTCCGCAGGTCGGCATAAGAGGAGGACTATATGGACAAGCTGACGAAGAGGCCAAACGAAACAGATTTGGCGTATCATAAGCGTCTGATCTATGGGAAGTTGGTCGATGGGACGCTTGCCGACGAGGACTACTCAGAACTGGCGCCATATGTCTATGGTAGAGAATACAGTACGGATGTTGCACGCAGGATGATGTACGGCAGCAAGAGAACGCTTGAGCTGTTAAGCGAGAGCGCCGAGCAGTCTATCACATCCGACGATATCCTGAGCGAGCTGGACGCGAAGAGGATTGAGCTGCAGAAGGACAAGCAGAAGATGCTTGACCAGAGGTCTGCGCTCAACAAACTGATCCGTGAACGCGCACGTCAGGAAGAGATCAATGAAATCCTGATGAGCGCGGTGGAGAGGGGTAATCTTCCATCGCTTGATTACCATGGCCCGAGTGAGGGTGTCACATTGTCATCCGACAACGATATCCTGGTAAGTCTCAATGACATTCACTATGGGGCGAAGGTGAACAACTATTGGAACAAGTACGACTCCGATATCTGTCGCGATATGATGCGCCGGTATCTTGACCGTATCATTGAGATCGGTCGTTTACATAGGAGCGAGAATTGCATCGTGTGGGAGAATGGAGACGCGATCTCCGGCAACATCCACTACTCGATTGCAGTGACCAACAAAGAGAACGTAATACAGCAGGTCATTGGTGTGTCTGAGCTGATTGCAGAGTTCCTTGCTGAACTGAGCAAACACTTTGCCAGTGTGCAGTTTGTGAGTGTGTCAGGCAATCACTCCAGACTTGACGTGAAAGACCGTGCCTTACAGTCTGAGCGCATGGACGATCTGGTGGAATGGTATCTGGCTGCACGCCTGCAGAACTTTGACAACGTCTTGATTGGCGTTGGCGAGAAGGTAGACGCCACCATGTATCTGATTGATGTGCGTGGTAAGACGTACTGTGGTATCCACGGTGATTACGACGGAAGTGCCACGAAGGTGCAGGCGCTTCAGACAATGGCTCGCAGGCCGCTGTACGCGGTTCTGAGCGGGCATCTTCACCACAACATGATGGATGAAGTCCAGGGGATCAAGACGGTCATGGCCGGCAGCTTCCTCGGGATGGATGATTTTTGTGTCAGTAAACGAATATACGGCCGCCCGGAGCAGATGGTATGTATCTGCGACAACAGCGGCATCAGGTGTTCGTACAATATTGATCTCAGCTAAAGCGACCGGGAGGGGTGAACAGCCCCTCCCGCTATTTTTTATATCGCAGGATCGTCTAAAGGTAGGATATTTGGTTCATGCCCAAAAGATTAGAGTTCGACTCTCTATCCTGCAACCACAACTATTTTTGATTGAAAGGGTGAACATATGGTAACAAGGGACGAGTTCATCGAGCGCCTGTCGCAGAAGGGTTATACCAAGCGCGACGCCGGCATCGTGATGGACGATTTTATCAGAACATTGGAGGAGGCTCTGGTCGGCGGCGAATCCGTAATGTTCCACGGGTTCGGGACATTTGAAATCCGTGAGCGCGCCGAGCGTGAGAGCTCCAATCCACAGACGAAGGAACGAATTGTAATCCCCTCTTATCGTGCCGCGCACTTCACGCCGGGCAAGAAGCTGAAGCGTGAAATCAAAGAGGGCTTGGTTCGGGATTGAGGTGATACGCAATGCCGAAGCAGAGTAAGATTGCAAGCACAAGGCCAAACGCGGCGGCTCCGGTTAAACAAGGCCCGGATCGGTTTTACTGTACCAGGTGTGAGCGTTCGTTCACAAAGCAGAAGAGTAACTTCCCTGGTTCGCAGAGTCCGCTGTGGAGGAACAACAACGGGTATATACCTGTGTGCCGGCATTGCGTCGATGAAATATATAATCATTATAAGGAGACGCTGGGCGACGAGAAGGCCGCCATCCGGCGTATATGCCTGAAGTTCGATATCTACTGGAGCGAGAAGATCTACAAGATGTTGGTTAAGACTTGCACTACGAACTCTCGCGTCTTGAGCTACATAAGCAAGTCGAACCTGTACCAGTTTGTCGGGAAGACATTTGACGACACACTGGACGAAGAATATGCGGCGGAAGCAGATAAGACCGCTTGGCAGCTCCGGCAAGGCGATGCCGACAGTTATGTGGATGGTCAGGATGATCCATCCATAGAACAGATAGACCAGGAAGTCATTGACTTCTGGGGACCCGGTATGACGCCAACCATGTATATGGAGTTGGAGCAGCGCAAGGTTTATTGGATGAGCCACTTGCCTGCCGGCGTTGAAGTCGGTATCGGGCTTGAGGCTTTGATCCGCCAGATCTGCAGTATGGAGGTTGATATCAACCGAGACCGTGCTGCGGGTAAGTCGGTTGATAAGGCGGTCGGTACACTGAACACTTTGATCGGGAGCGCTATGCTCAAGCCGAGCCAGAAATCTGACAGTTCGGACAGCTCCCTGGAGAAGACTCCGTTCGGAGTGTGGATCAAGAAGTGGGAAGATAAGAGACCGATCCCAGAGCCCGACCCGGATATGAAGGATGTAGATGGTATCGTCAGATACGTTGAGATCTGGATGAAGGGGCATCTGTCAAAGATGCTTGGGCTCAAGAACGCATACTCTGCTCTGTACGATAAAGAGATTGCGAAGAAGCGCGTGGAGCGCCCAGAGTTTGACGACGAGGATGACGAGACCTTCTTCTCTGACGTGTTCGGAGAGGAGGGTCAGGATGACGAGAGCTGAGAAAATCATGCAAGGCGCAGCGGTGTACTGCGCCTTTTATCGTGCAAATCCAGCGAGGTTTGCCAAAGACTATCTGCATCTTGACCTGAGACTCTTCCAGAAGATCGTCATCACGATGATGATCCTATGCTCGAACGCTGTGTTCATCGGCGCTCGTGGTATTGGTAAGACATTCATCAGCGCGGTGTTCTGTGTTATCCGCTGTATCCTGTGGCCCGGTACCAAGGTGTGTATTGCATCAGGCACGAGGGGACAGGCCATCAATGTCTTGGAAAAGATTATGTTGGAACTCAAACCAAACTCACCGGAGTTGGCTGCTGAGATCGACATGAAAGAAACCAAGATAAACGGTACGGACGCGAAGATCGTTTTCCTGAACGGGTCATATATCAAGGTCGTCACCGCGTCCGACTCCAGCCGTGGTAACCGCGCAAACGTTCTAATCCTTGATGAGTTCCGTCTGATCTCCAAGGATGTCATTGATACGATTCTGCGCAAGTTCCTGACACAGCGGCGTATGCCAAAGTATGAGGAGCTGACCAAGGCGGAGCGCCGTGCGGAGTATGACAAAGAAAAGAACATGACCGCGTACCTGAGTTCTGCGTATTACTCCGACCACTGGAGTTATACAAAGTGCCAGGATACGTTCAAGGCCATGCTGGATGAATCGAAGTCTCAGTTTGTGTGCAGCCTTCCATATCAGCTTTCTATCGAGGAAGGCTTGCTGGATGCTGATACTGTTCTGGACGAAATGTCGGAGACAGACTTCTCTGATATCAAGTTCTCCATGGAGTATGAGGCGCTGTTCTACGGCAGCTCTGAGGATGCGTTCTTTGATTTCGCATCTGTCTCCAAGAACCGGCGTATCAAGTACCCTATGTTCCCGGACAGGTCATCCGGGAAACTTATGTCCAACGCGAACATCAGCATACCCCCAAAGAGACCTGGCGAGAAACGTATCCTCTCTGTCGATATCGCTCTGATGAAGAGCAAGAAGAGAAAGAAGAAAAACGACGCCACGGCAATCTTTGTGAATCAGATGCTGCCAACAAAGGCAGGCAGGTATGTGAGTAACATCGTGTACGCCGATGGCAATGAGGGTATGCACACTGCAGACCAGGCATTGCTCGTCCGCAAGTTGTTCGACGAGTATGAATGCGACTATCTGGTTATCGACGCGAACGGCGTAGGCGCCGGCGTTGCTGACCTGCTGCTCCGCGATATACCAGACCCGGTGACCGGAGATATCTACCCGGCTATATCATGCTGCAACAACCAGGACATGGCAGACCGGTGTATATCAAAAGACGCCAAGAAAGTAATCTGGGCAATCAAGGCAACGTCGAAGTTTAACTCCGACATTGCGTATCTTCTGCGCGAGGGGTTCAGCAGCGGCCGCGTTCGTCTTCTGGACACAGAGATCAACGGCGAGACGAGTATGAATGAGCTGCGCGGATATTCGTCACTCAACCCGTCTGAGCGCACGTTTATGTCTCTGCCGTATGTCCACACCACTCTTCTGATCGACGAGCTGACAAAGCTCCAGCATGAAGAGAAGGATGGGCTCGTCAGAGTATACGAGCGCTCCGGGAAGCGCAAGGATAGATACTCCAGTCTGGCATATAACTACTGGGTCGCCTGCCAAGTCGAGACAAAGATCCGTAAGCGGAGTGTGTCGGCACAGTCAGGGAGCGGCCCTCAGTTTATGTTCCGGGCACCAAAAGTCAAGTAAAGGAGGTGAATGAGTTTGGCAAGAAAAATTGTCGATACAAGCGAAGACAAGACAGAAGTATATAAGGAACCGTTGTCGTTTGACGCGGATGGTTTGATTCGTATCCCGCAAAGGTTCGCGGCGCTCAATCGTTTGATTATGCGGGACTTGAATGGCAGGCTGCGCAGTCCTACCTTCTATAAATACACGAAGGATCAGATTTCACAGTACCTGTCTAACCCATATCGCTACCAGAAGAATCTGCGTAACGCAGCGATCTATCTGTATGCGGCGAGTTCCCATTTCCGCCGTTTGATCCAGTATTTTGTTGCCCTGTCCGATTTGGCATATGTCGTGTCTCCGTATCGGATCGATACGAGTACGGCGAAGCAATCCATGCTGAGGAAACAGTACAAGCGTACTCTCAACATGCTTTCGGCTATGGACATCAAGAACCAGTTCCCGAAGATCCTCACGGTATGTTTGCGCGAGGATGTCTTCTTCGGAACAATGTGGGTCACCAACGACAACATCACGATCCAGCAGCTCCCGTCTGACTTCTGCGAAATCGCAGTCGTTGAGGGGAACGTGCCAAATGTGTCATTCAACTTCTCGTATTTTGACACGAACCATCAGTATCTTGAGATGTATCCGAAGGAGTTCCAGGATAAGTACGAGCTGTATAAGAGTGACATGACGAAGATGAAGTGGCAGGAACTTGACGCACCCAACTCATTTGCCGTGAAGTGTAACAACGATATCCTCGACTACGCGATCCCCCCGTTCGTAGGTATCTTCCGTGAGATCTACGACCTGGAGGATTACCGAAGCCTGAAGATGACCAAGACAGAACTGGAGAACTATGCGCTCCTGGTCATGAAACTTGGTATCAATAAAGAAGGCGAGTGGGAGATGGACTTCGACAAGGCGCGAGATTTCTACTCCAACCTTGCTGACGTACTCCCGGAGGAAGTCGGTGCAGTTCTGTCACCAATGCCGATTGATAAGATCGGCTTTGAGAAATCGAACACCAGAGACACAGACACAATCGCTGAGGCGGAACAGAATCTGTTTACTGCTGCCGGTGTATCTACTCTCCTGTTCAATAATGACAAGGCTTCCAGTAATGCCCTGCTGCTTTCCATCAAGGCAGACCAGGCGCTTACATATGGCATCGTCAAGAGCATTGAGGAAGTGGTCAACCGTTTCATTCACAGCTACCCGTACGGGAAAAACTTCAGAGTGACTTTCCTGGATTGTTCTCCATATAACCGCAAAGAAATGGGAGAGCAGTATTTGAAAGCGGCGCAGTATGGGTTCCCGACTCTGTCATACTTCTGCGCATCGCAGGGGTTGTCGCAGGCAGACATGGACGGCATGGACTTCCTGGAGAACGAGATTCTCAAGTTGAAGGATCGGTTCAGGCCATTGCTGAGTTCTGCCACCGTCAGCTCCGCAGACGGCGCCGGCAGGCCAACAAAGGATGACGGCGACCTATCGGATTCTGGCGAGTCATCCAGAGAGCATGACGACGGGGACGACAGCCAGCTTGAATGAAAGGAAGATACGGAATGAACTTTATATATGTAATGAGTGTGAAGGACAAGAACAAGATGGTGTCCCTTGGGTATGACCTGATCAGGGAGGACACCAGGAACAGCATGTGGGTATTCAAGAATAAGGACACAACCACATTTGCCTGCGAGGATGAGATATCCGGCGCGGGCATTAAATTTGTGCTTTCCAACACGCTCACATTCTGAAGCAGCAAAGAGCTGCGTTGGGAGGTAGATGCACATGGACAAACAAATCCGGCTGCAGTTTACCGCCTCAATCGAAGATATCTGCGACATCAATGAATCATTTGCCGCCGCGAAGATCCGTGCTTTCTATGTAGGCGGGAACAGGAATGGTTCGTTCATCAGTAAGCAGAGTGCAGAAGATGCGATCCCGACTATGTTCAACTGCCCCATCGTATGCAACTATGATGTTGAGTCCGACACGATTGGCGGACATGACATCGACATTGTTGCAATGGATGACGGAGAACTTAAGCTGGTCAATCTCACTGACGCGGTCGGTGTCATCCCATCTGATGCAATGTATAGGTTCGAAACGATTGAGGAAGAAGACGGATCAACGCACGAGTATTTCGTGGTTGACGCAATCTTGTGGAAGCGGTCTCCTGCGTATGACAAGATCAAGCGGGACGGCATTGTGTCTCAGTCTATGGAGATTACCGTGCTGAATGGTCACATGCAGGGCGACCTGTATGTTATCGAGAAGTTCATCTTCACCGCGTTCTGTCTTCTTGGCGATGGTATCGAACCATGCTTTGAATCTGCGTCGTTGCAGCTTTTCGATAAGGGGAACTGCAGAGAACAGTTTGCTCTGCTTATGAAAGAACTCAAGCAGAGCTTCTCAAAGGTCAATCCATCTTTACAGGATGACAATGATACAACTACTAATTTTGCAACGGAAGGAGGAGAAAAGGAGTTGGACGAGAAAAGTAAACTTGCCGTCGAGTACGGATTCGATATCAACAGTCTGGACTTTTCTGTGGAGGATCTGACTCTCGATGAGCTGCGGGCAAAGTTCGAGGAGATGAAGGCTGCTGATTCAGCGGTCACACCCGCAGATGGTGATCCCGAAAAGGACTTCGCGCTGGAGGGTCAGTTCCGAGGGGAACTCGTTGAGTCTCTGGAATCTGAGAAGATCGAAACCCCGTGGGGTATGGATTGTCACTACTGGTTCTGGGACTATGACCGCGAGGCGTCCGAGGTATATGCTACGGATCTTACAGACTGGAATCTGTATGGGTTCCCGTACTCCACGGACGGCGACCGGGTCGTTGTGGACTTCAAGTGCAAGAAGCGCATGAAGCTCGCCGTGGTTCCATTCGATGAGGGCAGCGCCGCCGCGCAGATGAGCGAGATGTTCACTGCTGTGATGGAGAAGTTCACTGCTGCGAAGGAGGCAGAGATCCAAGCCAAGTTCGACGCAGAGAAGGCGGCTATCGAAGCAAAGTATCAGACAGCGGAGACCACCATCAATCAGATGAATACGGAACTTTCCGAACTGCGCCAGTTCAAGCAGGACAAGCTCAAGGATGAGCGTGCTGCTGACGAGGACGCAGTTTTTGCTATGTTCCCGGATCTGAGCGGGGTTGAGGCGTTTGAGAATCTCCGCAAGAGCTGCGCCGAGATGTCCATCGACGAAATCGAGGACAAGTGCTTTGCGATCCGTGGCCGCAACACATCTGTGCAGAATTTCTCTGCTCAGAAGCCGAAGGCGCCCAGGCTGCCTGTGGAAAAGAGCGGGGCGGCTGACGAGCCCTATGGCGGACTTTTCGTAGAATTTCCGCCAAACAAATAAGAAAAGATTGAAATAAGGAGGAAAATATCATGGCTTATACAGTTTTTCGTTCTGATCTGCTGTCTGGCACTGACGTCGCGGCTGACCTTGTCTCCGCCCGCGTGTACGACAGCGGCGAAAAGATTGCCGTGGAGAACGGCACCATCATCGAGCTCGAAGGTCTGGAGCCCGGCGAGCGCGAGGTTCACAAGGCCAAGCTGGCTACCGCTTCCAGCGAGCTGTCCAAGTGTGTCGTGGTCGGCACCCCCGAGGTGTTCTATGACGAGCGCCTGAAGAATCTCGACCAGTACATCAATGAGCCCAACAAGATCGTGCGCGGCTACATCCTGCGCAGCCGGAACATGTTCTCTGTGACGAAGGAAGGCTTTGTCGGCGGCACCGTTCCTGCTGTCGGCGACGAGGTCGGTATCGGCGCCAAGGGCAAGCTGGACGCTGCCGGCACTGGCTTCGGCGAGTGCATGGCTATTGAGCTGGCTGGCCGCTATACCTACTACGTGATCCGTATCGCAAATACGGAAGTCTAATAAAGGAGGGTGAGATACAATGGCTGATATGAATGAGATTGTCAGACTTGCTGTTGACGCATATCACGGCGTTACCACCAAGTATTCAGTGAACGAGTCCATGGACACTCTGCGCCAGGCTCTGGTCGCTGCCAACAACGGTTCCACCGTTATGAACTACAAAGACATCCGCGACGGCAAGTGCGTCGGTCTGTTCGCTCTGATCGAAGAGATCCTGTCCCGCACCGTCGTCGAGGGCTTCCAGGGCGACGAGTATTTCAACGCTCTGGTCGATTTCCGCAACGTCGCTCTGGGCGACAAGAACATCTTCGAGGTTGCTGACCGTGACCTGTTCGTGGTGGCCGACGCCGCCGATGGTACTCAGGGCATCCGGCGTCAGCGGCTCGGTGGTGTGACACAGACCTCCATCCCCACCTCCTTCAAGGTCGTGAAGATCTACGAGGAGATGAACCGCGTGCTGTCCGGTCAGGTGGACTTCAACTACTTCATCAACAAGGTGGCTGAGTCCTTCCGTCGGAAGCTGCTGGATGACATCTACGGCCTGTGGAGTACCGCTACCGCTGCCGACTTCGGCGGCACCACCTACTTCCCCGCCGCTGGTACATACAGCGAGGACGCACTGCTCGACCTGATCAACCATGTCGAGGCTGCCGCCAACGGCGCTACTGCCACGATCATCGGCACCAAGAAGGCTGTCCGTAATCTGGCTCCTTCCATCCAGGGCACTGACTCCAAGAGTGACCTGTATAACATGGGCTACTACGGCAACTTCTACGGCACCAGTGTCGTGGTGACTCCTCAGCGTCACAAGGTCGGCTCCACCGACTTCATCTTCCCCGACAATGTCCTGACCGTCATTGCCGGCGACGACAAGCCCATCAAGTGCGTGTACGAAGGCCAGTCCACCGTCATCCTCGGCGACCTGACCAAGAACAGCGACCTTACCCAGGACTACTTCTACGGCGAGAAGTACGGTATGGGCATTGTGCTGGCCGGCGGCAATGCCGGTATCGGCCGTTACGAGATGGCCTAATCAAACACTACGCCAAGTGGCGGCCCTGTATCGCGCAGGGCTGCCACTTACTTTGAATGAAAGGAATGTGAATTATGCCTACTACAACTACTGGCAGTAAGGTGAAGAAGACTACTGCCCCCAGGAAAACTACAGCGCGTGCGAAGAAGGATGCGACTGTACCCGTGGTTGCAGAAGCGACTGCAAATGTGGAAGCCACTGAGACTTCCAAGCCAACCTTCAAGGTCAAGAAGGATCTCAGCCCCACTATGATCGTGACTGTCAAGAACGGGTTCAACGGCACCCTGGTGTATAAGAGCAAGCGCACAGGGGAGCTGTTCATTTGGGACGCTTTCGGCAGCGAGCAGGAGATGGAGCTTCAGGATCTGAAGGCCGCGAAGAACAGCTACAAGGCGTTCTTCATCAACAACTGGTTCCTGTTCGACGATCCTGAGATCGTGGAGTGGCTTGGTATGGAGCAATACTACAAGCACGCTTTGAATACAGAGTCGTTCAATGAACTGTTTGTCAGCGACCCAGAACAGATCGAGGAAACAATCGGCAAGCTGTCAGCCGGACAGAAGAAGTCGGTTGCTTTCCGCGCCAAGCAGCTCATCAAGGACGGCAAAATCGACTCCATCAAGGTGATCAACGCTCTGGAGAAGAGCCTTTCCATCGAGTTGATCGAGCGGTAAGGGGGTGTCGTATGAGCATCTCTTATGATGTGTTCACCGGCGCTTTCCTTGGGAAGGTGACCGAATACGACTTCCTGCGTCTGGACGACCATGATCGAAACGCAACTGTGGACGGCTACATGAAGCGCGCTTGCGCAGAGTTCAACAAGATATGCAAGTACGATCTGCTTGACCGGGATGACGTAGTCCGAGAGTTTGCCACCGACATCCCGGAGGAAGATCTGGACGAGATCGTAGATATCGTATCAGAGGGGATGCTCGTACAGTGGATGAAGCCGTATTTCTACAGAGCAGACAACCTTGAGAACATTCTGAACACAGCGGATTTCTCTGCCTATTCTCCTGCAGAGTTGCTGTACCGTATCACCAATGCCTACAATGAAGCGAAGAGGGACTTCAGAAATATGATAAAGGAATACTCCTACGCCCACGGAGATCTGGTGCATCTGGCGCTATGAAAACAGTGAACGGATACAACCTCTCATCCGAGATGGTATCAAACTATCTGGGCGGACTCGTAAATCAGTTCTTCAAAATCCTCCCCATCAAGGAGAGTGGGGAGCCCTCTCTGAACGAGTTTATGAGGAGTCTCCAGGTTGAGCTGCTTGGGCATAAGAGTCTGATGCGATACCTGGAAAACGACTCGATGTATATGACGCTTTTGTCTATCCTTGAGTATCTTATCAACAACGATTGTGAGACGCACGTCGTGAAGCGTGAGGTATTCAAGGCAATCTCAATCTGTAAGAAGCTGCGTAAAAAGTATTGTGACAAGGGGGCGTGATCCTATGAGTGTATGGAGCACTTACGAGGCACGGTTCGCACCGGATGATCCGACTATGGACCCGAGGCGAAATTCTGTACAGGATCATATCCGGAGCAGGATGCGGCGCAAGATCACCGTGTCCCTGTCATACAAGCGCGTACAGTGCGAGGGGCGTGATATACAGCTTGCCATCGTTGATACGGCAAACGACCTGAGCGCCAAAAAGATATTCTCTATGCCGGAAGAGGAACTCCCGCACGGCTCTATCATCGAGTGGGGTGACTCCCGCTGGTTGGTCACAGAGGCCGACTTTGGGAATGATCTCTGCCAGGAAGGTAAGATGCGCCGGTGTAATTATTACCTGAAGTGGATCAACTCCAAGGGTGATATCATCGGGCGCTGGTGTGTCGTGGAGGACGGCACCAAGTATCTGATTGGTGAACGGCAAGAGGATATGCTGGCGGTTGGTGACGCCAGAATGGCAGTCACGCTCGGCAGGGACTCAGAGACAACTCAGATCAATCGTGGAAGGAGATTCCTGATTGACGATATGGACTCACAAGAAGTTCTTGCGTATGAGGTGACCAAGCCAAACAAAATGTTTAACGTCTTCAACGGCAAGGGTGTGATCCGCTTTATCATGGGCGAGTCTGAGCTGACAGATCTCGACAACCCGGAAGCGCGGATTGCAGACTACTATGGTTGGAAACCGGAGGAAGCAAAGCCCGTACCTGACACAAAGAAAGATGTTCCTTTCGAGGAAATGATTTCACAAGCTGAGCAGGAGGCAAAGGATAAGCCTGAGCAGATAGAGAAAAGTGGGGTGTGGCTGTAATGCTTCTGAACGAATTTTTTGACTATAAGAACAAACTGATGGAGACGCTTTGCCGCAACGAGAATATTGTGCGGCTTGTCACGGACAGCAAAGATGCACCTGTCCCGAACTACACGCTTGCGTATAACCGTATCTTCCCGTTTGAATTTGTCCCGGATACCGTGGACGACGGCGATACCTTTATATGCTTTGATGTGGATATCGCTCGGGTGTCAGACAAGGTGTACTATAAGCCCGTGCTATACGTGTGGGTGTTTACTCATAAGAGCAAGATACGTTTGGAGGAAGGTGGTATCCGAACGGATCAGCTTGCCGTTGAGATTAACAAGGAGCTGAGCGGCAGCAGGTACTTTGGACTTGGCGAATTAGAGCTGTACTCGGTTGGGCGGTTCGCTCCCATTACAGACTTCCAAGGACGTGTTATGGCTTATGCCGCCACGGACTTCAACAGGCCAGGTATCTCCAAGAAGCCGCCAGCGAACCGTAAGCATCCATGAGCCTCGGCTATTTATATGCGCGCTCTTGTCCAATCAATGACCATATCTCGATCATGGTTCCGACTGTTGGTCAGATATGGGACAGAGAGGCGGAATACTACGGACTGATTACATCCATTATCGCAACGCCATCAGACTTTATGGTACAGCTCGATGACATAGGGATCGACTTTTCGACGATCTCTCCGTTCGAGCTTTTTTTGCTGCTCTTCAACGGGTTGAAAGGCACTGATACCAGCATAGTGTTTGGTGACCTCGACCTGTCTAAGTTCAAGACGGCAATCAACGAGCAGAACGGCAAGGTCGTTCTTGTTGACACAGAGAACGATGTCGTGATCGATAGAGCGATACATGACCAGATACGTCGTACCATCCGCAAAATCAACCACCTTGAGAATATGGACAAGAAGCCGGGCAACGAAGAAGCCAAGAAATACATGATCGAGCGTGCCCGCATGAAGCAGAGAAGGTCTGCACACAGGAAGCACAAGTCGCAGTTGGAGGATTTGATCATCGCTATGGTGAACACGGAACAGTACAAGTATGGGTACGAGGAAACTCGTGACCTAACTATCTACCAGTTCCACGCAAGTGTCTACCAGATTATCAAAAAGATCAACTACGACAATACGATGATCGGATGCTATGCTGGCACGATCAACGCGAAAGAACTGAGCCAGGACCAACTGAACTGGCTGACATCAAAATAGGAGGAAGATAACTATGGTTAATGTGAATGACATCACCGTTACCAGTATCGAAACGATCACCGCGTTTGATATTGGCTCAGGCGCATTCAAGTGGGTCCTGGACGAGCTGCAGAATGCGAAAATCGCCAACACCCAGGAGACCACCGACATCACCGGTAAGCAGGGGCGCCTGCTGAATACCCTGAAGAAGAACAAGGCCGTGACCGTGAGCGGCAGCAACGGTCTGATCTCCGGCGGTCTGCTTGAGACTCAGGTTGGTAACGCCTTTGAGAACAAGCTGACCAACATCATGTACCCGGACTATCTGACCGTCACTGGCAATGAAGCGACTACGTCCTTCAAGGCCGTTGGCACCGCAGGCAATGAGATCGAGACTATCTATATCCGCAACGCCGACGGCACTCTGGGCAAGGCTCTGACTCAGGACACCACCGCATCCGCTGGCAAGTTTGCGTATGACCCCACCACCCGCAAGATCACCTTCTACGCCGGCGATCCTGCCGCGTCTCCCGCTGTCCCTGCCGACCTGCCTGACGGGACTGAGATCGCTGTGTACTACTTCCGCAAGATCCAGGCCAACGTGCTGGAGAATATGTCTGACCACTATTCCGAGAAGGTGTCCCTGTATATCGATGCCTTCGCTGAGGACAAGTGCGCCAACATCTACCGCGTGCAGTTCTATATCCCCAAGGCCGACTTCAACGGCAACTTCGACCTGGAGTTCGGCGAGAACCAGAGCGCCCATGCGTTCGAGGCCCGCTCCCTGGCGGGCAATGCGTGCAACGGCACCGGTGGCGGCGCCGCTACCCTGTGGACTTATACCATCTTCGGCGAGAATACCGAGGACGCAGAATAATCTGAGAGGTGGTCGCAATGCCGAAACAGACGAAAGAGTGCCGCGTTTGCGGCAAGACGTATGAGTCCTGTCGAAGCATCAAGACCGGCAGCAGCGCATTCAACTGGAGAGAGATGTGCTGTTCTCCTGAGTGCGGTCAGATTTACTTCCAGCGCGTCCAGGAGGCCCGTAATCCGCTTCCTAAGACGAAGGCCAAGAAAGTACATACCCCGCGCAAAGGTGCCGTTGTGGAGGCTCCTACGGCCTCTGAAGATGGTTCGGCAGAACAGCCCGCTGAGGTAGCGGACGAAACATAATTCAAAGGGGGAGGAGGAGAAACTTTATTCTCCCCTCCCCGTTTTTGTGTGGTGAAAACATGAATATCCTCGCAATCGACCAGGCGCGTAACGGTGCTTGGTCTGTTTACAATTACGAAAAAGGTGAGCTGATCGGCTATGGTACTTACGAGTTCCCGCTTGAGAAGTATACCTATGCCAAGGCTATCATGCACATAAAAGAGTTAATCTATGCTGTCATGAAAGCGTACGACGTTGAGGCTGTCTTCGTGGAGGATATCCAGATGCGCGCATCGGTATCTTCGTTCAAGAAGCTGGCTCAACTGCAGGGCGTCCTCGTGAACCTCTTTGAGGAGAACGAATACTTGTATGGCTATATCGCCCCGTCTCAATGGCAGAACTTTTGTAAGGCGCGTGGGCGCAACACAAAAGAGAAGAATGCCCGCATTATTGAGCTGGAACATTCCGGGAAGAAGCAATCAAAGATTCTGTCCATCCAGTTTGTCAAGGATCAATTCGGAATCGATACGGACAATGATGATTTGGCTGATGCAATCTGTCAGGGGTACTATATCGTGAACGCGGTAGAGATTCTGAAAACAGATAAATCTGTTAAGAAACGCGGCGAAAAGAAGTAAAGGAGAATTAAAATGAGCAAGAAATCCAACAAAATCTCTGTCAATAAGCTGGAGTCCACAATGCAGAACAATGTGGTGTCCATCCCGATGGCAGGCTATGAGGATATTGAGATTGTGGTGCGGCGTGTGCTTCCTCTGCGCGATGTGATGCAGTTCGTGGAAGACGTGGTGTCGTCATGCGTTGACCGGGACACCGGCAGCTACATCCCCGAGGTTCAGGCGTTTGCAACACGCGCCTGCGTCCTGACGCAGTATGCGAACTTCACATTGCCGAAGGACAGCGAGAAGCAGTATGACCTCGTGTATAACACCAGCGCGTTCCATCAGGTGATGGATGTCATTGACCGCGCACAGTACGACGAGATCCTGTACTCCATCAACGAGCGCATCAAGCATGAGGTGGCGATGATGGAGAGTTCTATGGCGGCTCAGATCGCTGATATCACTGCGAAGCTCGATCACTTCGTGGAGACCAGTGAGGCCATGTTCGGTTCCGTGAGTGACAAGGACATGTCTGCTCTTATCCATGGTCTTGCGAACGGCGGGCGGTTGGATGAGAAGAAAATCGTAGACGCCGTGATGGATGCGCGCCGGCAGGAAAATGCTGCAGAGCATGAAGACCCTGTGGTCTCATCCGACGGAGAAGTGATTACGCTCCGCAAAAAGAAAGGCTGATTACTATGCCAGACTATGATAACTGGGAGGAACTTTGCGAAGCTGCGCAGGGTAGATGTAAAGATATCCTGAACAGAGATGTCGCGCCTGTTGCCATCCAAATCGTGAAGAAGCATATCCAGAAGGACATCTATGATGCGTATACGCCAATCACTGGCGGATGGGTAAACGGGACAACATACAGCCGGCGCCATGTGCTGGAAGGTTCTGTGTATCACACCTTCATTCACGACGATGAAATCATGGTGACAAGCAACGCGACGGCATCCAAGTCTGTGGTGAAGGGATATAGCTTCCATAATCGCAGGCCAGGTTCCTTCCTCCAATTATTGGAGTCTGGTCATATGGGTATTTGGAGGCACGGGTTCCCGCGCCCAGCGATCGGGAACGCACAAAGTGAGATCGACCGAAGCTCGGCTATCCGCTCAGCTATACAGGCTGGTCTCGACAGATACTTTTAATTCTGACGGACTGGGTTTATCCCGGTCCGTTTTTCAAGGGACGGTGAAAAAATGGCAGGTTATGGGTTTGGTGCAAAGGTAAAACTTACTGTTGACAGGTCGAGGAAGGCCGAGTTCAACAAGCAGATCAGTGACATGGTCGGTCAGATCAAAGTCAGCAATAAGTTTACGGTTCTGCAAAAGGACATGGACCGTGTGCGCAGAGAAGCGCAAGCCATGCTGAACAGCAATCCGCTGACTTTGAAGGTGAACAAGATTGACTGTTCTGCCGCCGTGAATGATGTAAAGAGACAGCTCCAGACAATGCTCAGCGCTCTGAGTGTATCAAATGGAGTGAACATCACAGGGCTCAAAGACTTCATCGGGACTGACGGTATGGACGCCGCTATGCGTAATACTGCGGACGCCGCAAATGCTGCTGTCGCGAAGATGAACGAAGCGCAGGCCGCTACGGCGAGACTGTCCGGTCAGATGGAAGTCCTGAACACTATTGCGAAGAGTGTAGCATCTACATACAAACGCGGCACTACCGGCAATGGGATGATTGCAGATGAAGCAGAAGTCCAGAGGATTACTGCCGCGTATAACACATGGATACAGAAAGTCAGAGAAGCTCAGGCTACTCGTTCTGGTGATATCGAGGCTCTCCAGCAGGAGGGTCTTGCCATTCAGAGGAATATCACTGCACTCCAGAATAAGCAGACCGAGGAGCGCCGCGCGCAAGCCGCCGCAGAGAAAGCAGCCAGGGCCGCAGAGTCCGCTGCTGAAAGAGCGGCAGCCGCGAATGAGAGTGAAGTCGCCTCCTTGAAACAGGTGTCCTCACTGCAGGAGCGCATGGCGAGATTCCTGAGATCCAACAGCCGTGTCTCTGTCTCCGATTTTGGTACACAGATACGCACCATGCTCATGGAACTGAACTCTGGTTCTACGATTACAACAGAGCGGTTGCGTGAGATGGAGGGCGCCTTTGTCAATATCAGGTCGCAGGCGCTGCAGACCGGTGTTGTTGGGCGCACAGTCTTTGATTCTCTGCGCAGGGCGTATGAGAAGTTTGGCGGGTGGATGCTGATCACCCGGAGCCTGACTGCTGCAATCCACACTATCAAGAATATGATCTCAAGCGTCAGGGAGATCGACGGCGCGTTAACGCAGCTCAAGATCGTCACTGGCGCTACAGACGAACAGCTTACCGCATTCCTCCAGAATGCTACCGTGTTGGCGAAGGATCTCGGTCAAAGCATTAAGGATGTGCTTGGCTCCATCGAGACATTCAGCCGACTGGGCTACAATTTGGTTGACGCATCTGAGCTCGCGGAGTATGCGACAATTCTTTCCAACGTCGCTGCGGTGGACACAGAAGCTGCAACGACTGGTCTGACCTCAATCATCAAAGGCTACAACATGAATGTGGCTGAGGCAGAGCATGTGGCTGATGTTTTGGTGCAGGTCGGTCAGAAATACGCGGTTTCCGCCAGTGAAATGATGGAGGCTTATGAGAAGTCCGGTGCCGCCCTGAATGCGGCGAACACCAGCTTCGAGAAGTCAGCCGGTCTGATTGCCGCTGCGAATGCTTCTGTCCAGAACGCATCCACAGTTGGTACAGCTTTGAAGACGGTCTCCGCCCGTATCCGTGGAGCGAAGTCAGATCTTGAAGCTCTTGGAGAAGAGACCCATGATCTTGCGCAAGGGTTCTCCAAGTATGCGGAAGAGATCAAGGCGCTGACCGGATTTGATATTATGGTGGAAGGAACCACCGACACCTATAAAGATATTTACGATATCTTTGAGGGAATCGCAAAGGTATGGGACAAGCTGTCTGATACGCAGCAGGCCCGTGTGTCAGAGATCCTTGGTGGTACGAGACAACTCCAGGTTATCTCGTCCATCCTTGGTAACTGGAAAGATGCTGCCGGCGCCTACTCAGATGCAATGACATCTGCCGGTACAGCTACACAGGCCAACGCGACGTACATGGAATCTATCAACGGTAAGATCGGTACGTTCAATGCGACATTCCAGGAACTCAGCACCAATATATTCAGCTCTGGTCTGGTAGAGTTCTTCGTCGAACTCGGTACGGCGATTCTGTCTGCGCTCAATGCGCTTGCGAAGATCAACCTCTTGCTGCCGGCAATCATATCCATGGTGGTTGCTATCAATGGTATCAGAGCTGGTCTCGCTGCAATGCGCAGCGCAACTGCTGCTGCGGAAACTGCATCTACGATCAATACGATTGTGGCAAAGCTCGTGGCGGAAAAGACCGCGACGGATGCTCTGGCGGTTTCCATTGCAAATCTTACAATCGCCGAGAAGGCAGAGTTAGCCACAAAGATCCAAGCTGCTGTTGTAAGCGGGTCGCTGACTGCTGCACAGGGAGAACAGATCCTCACAACGCTTGGGCTTGCCGGGGCAGAGGGTACTCTCACTGGCGCCAACGTGACGCTCGCTGCGAGCTTCAAGGCTCTTATGGCATCCATCCCCGTGTGGGGCTGGATCGCGCTTGGTATCACTGCTGTTATCACGGCTGTCACCGCTCTTGCTAACGGTTATAAGAGCAGCGAAGAACGGCTCGCAGAACTGAACGAGGAGCACAATGAACTGATCCGTAGTGTCAGGACAGCCGAGAGCGAGTTCAGGAGTCTGCGTGATTCCGCGGACGATGTGATCCCAAGGTTCGCTGAGCTTGCCAAGGGTGTGAACCAGTTTGGTGAGAACGTAAGTCTGACAGACGAGGAGTACCAAGAGTTCCTGTCTCTCAACAACCGTATCGCGGAGATGTTCCCTGAACTTAACCTCGGTATGGACAGCAACGGGAATGCAATGCTCGCTCTGTCTTATTCCGCAGATACTCTTACTGAGTCTCTGTATGCGCTCGTAGAGGCTCAGCGTCAGGCCGCTGCTGCAGAAATTGCCGAGAAGATTCCAGAAGAACTCGAAAATATTAAAGCGGCTGAGAAAGAATACGAGAAGCAGATCCGGCGCGCAAAGGATGTCAAGGACGTGTGGGAGGATGTCTATGATGATATCGTTAATCAAGAACTCCCAACCAACATCGGAAGATACTCGACGCTTGAGGCCGGACAGCAAGCAGCCCTCGATTTCATTGAGAAGGCACAGCGCCTTGGTATGCATGGCGATGTTATGGTGGACAACCAGAACACCACCAACAACGGTTATGTATTCACGGTTGAATGGAACTACGATGCTATCAGCCTGCAGAACGCCAAGGCCGCGCTTGACTCCATCATCGCTGGTCAGGATAGCGTAATCAACAATTACGAGAATCTGATCAATGCGAGATGGGAAGGTCTCAATAATATCGTTAGCTACTGGGCTGAAACGAACTTCCTGTATAACGATCTGAATGGTCAGATGCGGAATATCGCAAAGACCATGATCAGCGGGATAGACTTTGCATCGCTTGGTCTGGATACGGAAGAGAAGGTACATAACTATGTTGAGGACTACATCCTTCGTCCTCTGTTCCTCGCTTCCCCAGAAGTTAAAACGGCCTTTGAGAATCTTTTCGATCTCCAGGGTTCTCTGAAAAATGGGGATATCACACCAGAAGATTTCCAGGAACAAGTCAAGCAGATGTTCGATGGACTCTATGAGTCTGTCGATGCAGATAAGCAAGATGATTTTGTCAAAGCATTCGTTGCTGGATTCAATGCAATGGGCATTGCCGGCGATGACTTCAACTCTGTCGTAGAGGGTATCGCAGACAACTGGGGTACTGTGACCGGTGCAATGTCAGGCGGCAATGCACTCAGCAATGTTTCTGATCTTGCTGAGGGGATATCAGAGCTGCAGAAAGCATACAGCCTGCTGGAAACTGCGCAGAAGGAGATGCTGAATGGAGGCTTGTCCGCTGATACGATTGCAAGCCTTGCTGATGCAACAGACGATTACCTTGACTACCTCTACGAAGAGAATGGCGTTGTAAAGCTCAACACTGAAGCGTGGAAAGAAAATGCCAATGCAAAGATGCAGAGCTCTATGGCGGACATCCAGAATGAAATCGATCTTCTGAATGAACGGAACGCGGCCCTCGCAGAGACATTAGAAGTCTATCAAACGAACAAGCACGCAAGTGCCGGCGATAGCTCAATGACTGCTGTGTGGGATGATAAGATCCGTGAAGTCAATGAGGAGATCGAAGCGAACACAATCGCTATCGGTGCAAACCAAGCCAAGCTCGCGCTTTACAGCGCTCTGTACGGCAATATCACCGGTGACCTGGATGCCTATACGGCAGCTCTGAGGAATTTCTCCAATATCGCTTCAACGATAGATTCCGTAAGCAACTCCTTCCAGACGCTTGCAGATTTGCAGGCTGAGGTGGCGGACGGGTTCACCCTGTCCCTGGATAAGGCGCTGGAGTTTGCGAAGGTATATCCTGAGATTCTCAACAATGCACAGGTATCTGCAGATGGGCAGATCATTCTCAACCAAGATGTTGTGAACTCTTTCCTTCAGGGGAAGAAGGCGGAGCTTGACGCTCAGATTGACGCCCAGATTGCAGAGCTTGAAGCAGACAAGTTGGTACTGCAAGCCAAGATGGAGGCCGCTCAGGCTCAGCTCGAACTGGCTAAGAATGTTGGTGAGGGCGAAGGCCAGGTAGCCAAAGAGGTTGCAGAATATCGTATCAGGGCGTCCAACGAGATGGTGCAGGCGCTTATCGATAACGGTATCGATGAGGCTGAAGCATTCAAGCTGGCAGCTCAGGCTATGTCGCTCAACGCGGAGGAGTTCGACCGCGTTGCGAAAGAAGTATGCACCGATGTTGACGGTAACTTTAATAACGCCGCTTATAATGCCGCGATGGGTATCTATGAGAACATGGAGCGTGCGAAGACAGATATCAACTCTGTCACGAAGCAAGCTCATGAGGCCGCGAAGGCTGTTAGCGGTATCGGGAAAGGTGTAGTCTCCGGCGTAGTCGGTAAGATGCTTGGCTCTGGCGGTGGCAAAAATCGCAAAGGCATTGAAACGAATGTCACAAGCGGCGAGTTCAATGGGTTTGATTACGACTTTGATTTCAAAGGCGCTTCGCTGGATGATTTCATCACACAGGTTGAGCTCGATATATCAACGTACGAAAAAGCAATATCTCAGATCGATGGGCAGATTGCGGCGCTTAAGGCGTTGAAAGATTTGCCGCTTAAAACTTTTGAAAGCACTGGTAAGAATACATCTGGAAGTTCCCCTGATGCTTCTGAGGTTGAAGAGTATATTGCATCCATCGACGAATATCGCGAGGCCATTGAACGGCTCCGCAAAGCCCAAGAGAATGTGTCGAACCTTGAGACGCAGATCGAAGACGCCGGCAGTTACGAGAAGAAGATCGAACTGCAGAAGCAGTTGATCGAGGCGTATAAGGAGGAACAGGCCGCTCTCCATAATCTTAACAACCAGCGGGATGGTACGATTGCGTCAAGCATCGACTATCTCCGTGAGTTAGGGTTCGCCGTTGAATATAACGCTGACACGAACGAGCTGTGGATCAGTAACCTGGAACACCTCAATGAACTGCAGGCTGATTCCAAAGGGAAGTACAAGTCGATGCAGGAAGCCACAAACGCTCTGCGAAAAGAAACAGAGAGTTTGATCAACAGCATCGAGGATCTGAACGAGGCAAATCGTGAAGGTTCTACTACATGGCTTGAGGTGCGTGACAGAATCTACGAGACCATGATAGCTATGCACGAGAACGCTATCAAGACCAATGAGAACTCTATCACGCTGACAGAGAACCGGATGGACAAGGCTATGGACGATGGCTTTATCCAAGGTGTTTCTGGATATTCCAACGATATCGTTTCCTTCTATCGGCAGATGCAGGAAGCCGTCCATAGTGAAGCGGAAATATACCGCGCGTGGGGGTACGCCGAAAACAGCGATGAGATTACCAAGCTCAGTGAGCTGTGGTGGCAGTATGAGAAGGACATCAATGATGTTCGCGATAGGGTCGTTGATAACCTGTTGGATATGGCGAAGGCATCGTCCGACCTCGTGGACAAGATGCAGGACGTTGATAAGACCTTGCACGATGCTGCTGAAGAGTATGCAGCAAATGGTGGTTTTATATCCGTTGATTCGCTGCAGGCTATCTATGACCTCGGCCCACAGTACCTCCAGTACCTTGAGGACGAGAACGGGCTGCTGGTCATCAACGAGGATCGCATCAATGCGGTAATCGCTGCGAAGACAGAACAGCTTGCTCTTGATACCGCCATGTCGTATGTCGAGAGGCTGAGGCTTGCCGCTCTCGGAGAATCCAACGAGAATCTTGACATGCTGTGCTTCGCAACAACAAACGCCACCAACGCAACGTGGGGTCTTGTGTATGCACAGCTTGAGCAGATGCGGCTTGCCGGAGAGTTGAGCGACTCGCAGTACAATGCGGCTCTGCACAACATCCAGGCAATCCAGTCGCTGGCGAAAAATGCCATAGCCGGCATCGGACGCACAGCGGACTCGGCGAAGTCCTCATTGGAGAGTCTGAAGAAAGAGCTTGAGCAGATGCAGGATGGTGTCGATGGCATCATCAAGTATGTCATGGATATGCTGAAGCACCGCATCCAGCAGCAGATCGACGCGCTGAATGAGATGAAGAAGGCATACGCCGACATCATCAGTCTGCGGAAAGAAGCGCTCGATGCCGCCAAGGAAGAGGCGGACTATGAGGACAAGGTTGCTGAACAGATCCAGAAGATTGCGAAACTTCAGGAGCGTATCAATGCCCTGTCTCTGGATGACAGCCGTGACGCACAGGCACAGAAGATCAAGCTGGAAGAGGAGATGTCTGACCTCCAGAAGGAGCTTGCAGATACCCAGGCGGACTATGCGCGTGACGCGCAAAAGGACGCCCTGGATAGTATGCAGGAGGAATACGAGAAGCAGAAAGATGACGAGATCGCTATCCTTGAAGAAACAATCTCGTCTTATCAGAAGCTGTACGATATGGCTATCAGCTATATCAACCAGAACTGGAGGACGCTCTACCAGGAACTGATCGACTGGAACTATGAGTATGGGAGCGTGCTGAACTCTGAAATCACTGACGCATGGGCTCAGTGTGAGGCGGCGGCACAGCGATACGGTACATCTGTGCAGGCAATGCTTGCCGGGTTGAAAGCTGAGATAGCCAGTGTGACATCACAGCTTGCAAGTATCAGCAACGGCTCGTACAGTATTGACGGAGGTGGCACTAACAAACCGATAGTCGTCTCTCCATCCACGGGTGATACCAACGTCAAGAATGAAGACATGGTGAGGGCTATCGTGGGGAGGATGAAGCGGCTCGGGGCTCAGTGGAGCACGCTTAATCCGAAGGAGACAAACGATAAGCTGCATAAGCAGGCTGCCGTTGAAGCCGCGAAGCTGGATCAGTATGGCGTACACGCAACATTCCGTGGGTCAGACGGTACATGGTGGATCTCTCGTGATGAATTGAATCCATCTAATGTAGGTAAGAAACTGCATAACTGCTACCACGAAGGCGGGTTTGTTGACGAACAGATTCCCCTTGGACGCAGAGAAGTTCCTGCTATCCTGGAGAAGGGGGAGCTTGTGCTGGACGGGCCAAAGCAAAAGGGTCTGTATCGTATGATCGACTTCACGACTGCGCTGTCTGAAAAGCTCGGCGCCGCATTCGGGTCTGGCGGCATAGCAAGTCTGCTCCATACGTTCAAGAGCGGGCCGGATGAAACACATGCACCACTCCCGTCCGTAACGAACAACCAGAACGAGGCTATCCATTTTGGCGATGTTTACATCTATGGGGCAAACAAAGATACTGCCAAGCAGCACAGAGAGATCAACCGGCAATTCACCAATGAGGTTCTTGCGAACCTTCACATCAAACGATAACCACACAGTGGAGGGGAGTCGCTATGCTCCCCTCCACAATCATATAAGGAAGGAGGTTGTTTGATTGGCTTTTAATTCATATGAATTCTCATTTAACGGCGAGTCATCGCTGATGTATGGGTTGATGATATACGACTATGACGGGAATGGACAGGGTAATGTCAGCTTTGGGAATCAGGCTGCAATCGTAGAAACACGAACAAACAACCGTATCCAGCCTTTACATTTCGGCGTTAACTATCATCAGAAACCACTGGAGTTTAAGCTGGTCTTCGGCGCGGAGAACCCGCTGGACAGGTATGACCTGCAGAACATTTCCATGTGGTTGACAGGTCACCAGCAGTATCAATGGCTGTCTATCGACCAGCCGGATTTGGAGCATGTTCAGTTCCGGTGCCTGATCACCAAGCTGACTCCTCTCGCACACAGTTGGCTCCCCGTGGCTTTTGAAGCAAATATCCTGTGCGATTGTCCGTATGCCTACGGGTGTCCGTTTGAGGAGAGCTACACTATTAACGGCGAAACCAATATCCTGTTCCGCAACAACGGTTCAGTCCGTGAGTATTTTAAGCCGTATATTTCTTTCCGCCCTGCATTTGGTACAACAGAGCTGAAGATTGTCAATGCAGATGATGGAGGCAGGGAATTTCTGCTGAGCGACATACCTACCGGCGCCGCTGTCGTGAACATTGATAATCGAAATGGAATCATACAAGACCAAGACAACAAGTTCAATCTGTACGATGGGTTTAAGGACTGTATGAAGTTCTTCAGGCTTGTCCATGGAGATAACAATCTTGTTGTTACCGGGAATGGGACACTGACAATCTACGGTAGGTTCTTGTATAACGTGTCAGCGTAAGGAGGTGCAGGATGTATCTCGACTATTCAAAGATTGAGTTCGACCGGGATGGCAATCCTGAGATGCCAGAGCTGATGCTGAAAACACTAAGCGACAAAGTGATCGGCGTGATACCCGGCGTACACAAACTCAAACTGAACATCAAGTTTTCTGAACCAAGTGAGATTTCATTCGATGTTCCAGCCGTCATCGACGGCGTGGAGAATCCCATATACAAGTATCTGTGTGGTCATAAGCAGATTTACACGGAACACTATGGCGTGTATGAAATCATCAACCCAAAGACATCCGCTGACGGTATCTCTGAAATCAAGCATGTCACCGGATACTCCTATGAGAAAACGCTGGAATCTAAAAAGTTCTTCCTTGAGGAAGGTACGTTCAACTTTTGGAACCCATCGTCACCAACAGATACTGTGCTTGGTCGTATTCAAGAGACCGCGATCGGATGGAGAATCGGATATGTCTCACCGACACTGATTGGCAAGTATCGTACATTCGACGGGTATGACAACTATTTGCTCCAGTTCATATACAACAGTGCGCCTGAGAAATATCGTTGTGTATTCGTATTCGATACATACGAGAGAACCATCAATGTCTATGACAGCGACCAGCGGATAGCTAACCTGCCCATCTATCTTGACTTCGACAATCTGGTAGAGAAGCTGGATATAACCGAGAAAAGCGACGAGCTTGTCACGGCACTGAGCCCGTATGGCGCAGATAATCTGGATATCCGTGCGGTCAATCCGACTGGTACCAACTGGATATATGACCTTTCATATTTCATTGCGAACGGTGATATCAAAGGGGATCTCGCTGATAAGTGGAATAGCTGGCAGCGCAGTGTGCTGAGCAACCAGATGTACTATAAGGGTTTTGTCGCTTTGCAGGCTTCTACGACAGCGAAGGTTCTTGCAGAGCAGGCGGAGCTTACAGACCTGAACGGTCAGCTTGACTCAATGATCAATCAGCAGAGCGTTACGATTCAGGCGTTGGCTATGGAAACAACAGCCGCCGGCAAAGCGAGTCAACAGAATTTGCTGAATACGATCAACGCGAACATCAAGGCCAAGAGGGCTGAGATTGATGCCAAACAGAATGAGATAGATACATCAAAAAGAGAACTGGCATCGTACACAAATGAGATCAAGGCCATCGTTGACGAGCTGTCAATCAAGAAGTATTTCACCGACAGCGAATATAAGGAACTGTCAAACTACATGACAGAACAGGATATCACTGAGAAGACATTCGTCGCGTCTACTGTAGATGCTACTGTGTCTGGTGAATCTTACTCTGTGCCAAATACGAGCGTTGCTATCAGCAGTTCGTCGATATCTATGGTTGACCTGACGGGTAAGTTTTCAAAGCGGATGTTTGTACTCGCAGGCGGTACACTCGCGCTATCCGGCAGTACGTCTATCTCATGTGACATTATCAGGGGAACGGTAGAGACAAAGAACAACGGTGCATTCGTTATGAGCGTGTACGCCGGGACGATCCGCGTCGGGACTAAAACGGCTTCAAGTGGTCTCATTACGATATCCGGTACGTACTCAGGGCTGTCAAGTAATGTTGCCCCTGTGACGGTGGCCGGTGTGACTACGAACGAAGGAACAACAATGAGGTTTACCGTTGCGTCCGGGTCAATGTTCCTGACCGGCAATGTCAGCGACTATCAGAAATACTCCGTTCAGATGGAGCTGTATGACTATGCGGTCAAAGTTCTCAAAGATCTTGCAACACCCACCTATGAGTTCACCGTGGATTCTGGGAACTTCCTGTTTGAGCAGGAGTTCGCTCCGTTCCGAGATGGACTGGAGCTTGGCAAAGGCGTGTACCTGAATGTTGGGCCGTACGTTGTTACACCATACATCATTGAGTTTGAGCTGAGCTTCGAGGATCGCAGCGCATTTTCCATCGTATTCTCCAACCGCTTCAAGAGACCTGACGAAACGAATACTCTCGCAGACATGATCGAGAAGAGCTATTCGAACAGCCGCAGCTTTGACGCCAGCAAGTATATCTACAACCAGACAACGTCGCAGGCGTCAGAGGTATCGAAGTTCATGTCAGACGCATTGGATGCTGCAAAGAATGCGGTGCTTGGTGGGTCAGGTACAGTCAAGTATGACGCGACCGGGCTGACTGTAGGCGTTGGTTCCAGATATCAGATCCGTATGGTTGACCGCATGATCGCCATGACAGATGACAACTGGGAACACGCGAAGGTTGGTATCGGTTTGATTGCCACACCAGACGGCGGGAGCAACTTCGTTGTCAACGCTGAGGTCATCGGAGGCAAACTGATCGTCGGCAATAACCTGGTGATTGAGAACGAAAATGATACAGGTGTGATGCAGTTCAAGGTGGATGCCTCCGGCGCATGGCTGAACAACGCAACCTTTATCCTCCAAAAAGATAACGGCGGGAAGATCATCATCGACCCGAAGTACGGTATCGTGGGCGGGAATGGTAACCTGTATACAACAAGCGGGACAACGGTAACACCAGCATTCATCGACAGTAGGGGCAAGGTCACGCTTGACGCAGATGGTATGCCGACCAACTCCAACTTCTACCTGGACATCCGTGACGGTAGTGTGTACTTTCGCGGAAAGATTTTCGCACAGGCTGGTGGTAAGATCGGTGGATTCACCATCAATACAAGTGAGCTCGTATCTAACAAATCAGGGTACGAGGTTGGTATCAATGGAGACCCATTGTATTCTGCAGACAATCCAAACTATGCGTATGCTTTTTGGGCCGGGTCGTATACACCATCCCGCGCGAAGTTCTGGGTCAAGAAGGACGGGACGATTTACTCGAAGGGTGCCACGCTGGATTCTGCTACCATCAACAATGCGACTATCAAGACGGCGACTATTGATCATGCGAACATGACCAACGCGACTGTGAGCGGCGTACTGAATTCCCCAACAGTGACCGGGCTTATGAATGCTTCTGGCGCTACGCTGGTCGGCCCTGAGATCTATGTTCCAAATAAGGCAAACTGGAAATTCAAGGTTGACAGCAGCGGGAACGTATATATCAAAGACGGCAGCATCAGTTGGGGTGCGGTGACTGGAACATCAGAAATCGACAACCGTATCGCGTCGGCACAGAACACAGCGAACTACGCCTATTCACTTGCAGACTCTGCATATGACGCGGCAGATTACGCTCAGAGTGCCGCCATAGCAGCAGAGAATCTTGCAAGGCGTATCGCAAACGGTACGTTCAACAACGGTACATTTATCAATGGCACCGAGATATACAGCCCAACAATTTATGCAGACGAGTTCGTTGTTATGCCAAGAAACAGTTATTCAGGCCGATGGACAGGCGGGTATAGCATGTACGGGTATTTTGGCAATCAACTGTTCAAGATGCTCAACATCGGGTATGCGGATACTGGTTTCAGTCCTGAGATCGAGTTCTGGAGCCCGGCAGGGGCATACGCTTACTGGGGCTTTAACCGCACCATGTTCAGCGGGTATTGTGATTTCAGCGGGGCAACAGTGACTGGTCTTTCGACAACTGCAACATTCGGATAGGGGTGATGGGACATGGCGAGCTATACCGTATCTTGTACCACCACTTCTGTAACATTCCGTGTGACCGGGTTGACGAAAGGGCAATATGTCCAGTTGTACGTCCGTCTTGAAAGCGGAAGCAACGCGGTCATAAGTGAGTCTTATACCGCGAGCGGGTCATCATTAACAAGGTCTTTTTCTGGGCTATCACCAGGAACGGACTATGCGGCGAACGTAAAGGTTGGAGCGACCGGAAGTTCTGCAACTTGGCTTGGTAAGAAGTCGTTTACCACTAAAGGAGAGAGTAAGCCGTCAGTAGACAAATGGTCATGGAATAGATCTAATGGCAGCGCGTCAGCATCGCAGACAATGGCTGCATATTCTGCCGTCACAAGTAAAGGTCTGACAAGCAATTTCTCTTATCTTGTCTGGAACGATATGGTCGATAAGGTGGACGAGCTTGTCAGGGCGTTTGGGAAGAGCTGGAACAGCGGGTATGCCAGTCTCGGCTCAACCAGGATGAGCAGCTACAATAAAGATATAACCGCCGTTCGATTTAATTCCCTTCGGCTTAATCTCTCCTTATCCGGGTCTCATTCGTTCTCCGCATATATCCCAACCGTCAGTAGAGGCGACACTGTTTACGGGTCGTACTTTACAGGTATCGCAACAGAAATCAACCGCTTGGTTGATAAACTTTGAACATAGAGCTAAAGGAGATTGAACTATGAAAGACGAAATCATGCAACGGATCGAGGCTGTTCTGGCCGCACTCAACAATGTGTATGTCAGGGGGAAACCAAACCTCGACAACCTGTCCGGTAGTATCGCCATCCTTGAAGGTTTGGCTGGTACCCTGTCCGGTTGCGACATTATCGAGAATGTGAGCGGTGAGGACGCAGATCCGAAGGAGTAGGAAAGGCGGTGATACCGCATGATTGAATGCTTTAACCCATATGTGTTGCCGACCATTGAGTTTGTTGGCGGCGAGACACAGGAGCTTTTGTTCAACATGTACTTCTACCAGGGCAAGAAGCCGTTCAGTATGGTCGGCTGTATCAGCAGCTTCTCTATCGTGAGTTTCAATAATAAGAATGGCTCACCGATTCTGCGCAAGGACATGACAGTTCTGGAGAACCAGGACGGCACATCGCTCAATGTTCTGTCTGTTGAGCTTACCCCGGAGGAGACATATAAGTTGTCTGGCAAGTACATCTACCAGATATCCATCAAGGATGTGTCAGGCAATATCGAGATCCCAAAGCAAGGGCTCATGTATATCATCAACAACATCAATAAGGGCTTCATCACATCGTAACCGGCGCGTATAGCGACCGGCTTTTATTATGCCCATTTCAACAAGGAGGAACGAAAAATGACGACTACCTATTTTCTGAATGTCGTGGCGGGCAATGTCTATGGCTCAGGCACCCTGACTCCTCTGCCGAGCAAGTATTACATCGGCCTGAGTACAACTGCTCCGAATATCAATGGCACCAACGTGACAGAACCATCTGGTTCCGGCTACACCCGTATGGAGCTGACCAGCCTGGGCGCCCCGTCCAGCGGCGTTGTGACGAACACGGCGGCTATCGACTTCCCTGAGAGTACCGCGAGCTGGGGTACTGCTACCCACTTCGTCATCTATGACGCACTGACCAACGGGAACCTGCTCCAGTACGGCCCACTCTCCACTCCGCGCAGTATCGAGCCCGCAACCATCATGTCTATCCCCGCAAACTATCTGAACCTGAGTATGCAGAATCCTGTGTAATCACGGAGGTGGCGTATGGCTAAGCAATTTGATGTCTTTCTGCGGCGCCACCTGATAGAGTGTGACATCCTTATCCAGTCTCTTCCGTATCGTGATGGTATCTCTGTGACAGATCGTATCATCGTTGACGCTGTTTTGCAGGGGTGCAAACTGATGCGTATTGCTGCTGCCCAGTCTGGTATCGAGGTAAATGCGCAGATCGACCGCCTTATCAAAACATGTTTGGAGCGTCTAAGTCCCCAGACTGTGATGGATGCGTCTGTCGATTTGAAAGCAACCAATATTGCGAAGCCAGTCAACGAACCAATCGTGATGGACGCCAAGAATCTCGGCACCCTGGAGACCGTCCTGAACCGGGCGGAAGCAGGTATGGTCATGGCGGTCAATCCGCTTGTCACAAAGATTGCGAAGTCTCTTGGGCAAATGAATACCGGTATCGTGGTCGGCGCGAACGTGACCGATACGCTGAAGAAAAGTATCTTGACGCTACGTGCAGACACTACTCTCGATGTCGAGGTTCAGGGCGAACTGAAGAAAGGGCTTCTGGATCTCGACACCAAGATTTGCATGGACGCCACTTTGGCGAGCTTGTGTAAACGTATCGGGTTCGATGCCGTTGCCGGTATTGAAATGGCTGTGACATGTCTTGGCACAAAGCTATACCACTCGCTTGGTCGTGGGTATAGCGGCATTTCAGTTGACGCAAAGGTTACCGGTACGAAGGCGAGGAAGATAGAGACTGCGGAGACCATCGTACAGATCATGGCAGATATGTCAGCAGTTCTGATTAAGCTGATATACCCCGAAGATGTGGACGTGTGGATTGACGCGGAGGTTTCTGAATCTCAACTCAAACGATACAGACTTATGTCTGACCTCGGCGATACAACGTTGGAGGATCTTGGTGACATGACACTGGATGATTTCTACTACATCATCCTTGCTGGATAGCGTCACATTTATAACCATCAGGAGGTGAAAGAGATGTTCTATATCAAACTGAATGATGATATGGAGCTTGTCATCACAGTTCGTGAGGCGATCCACAGAGGCGATCACCTCAACCAAAAGCTCACCTTCCTTGTGCCTCTGCAAGTTGGCGATATCGATCCCGCCACTGCCGCTCTGTATCTGAGCTATATCCGCGCAGACGGAACTGCGGACATCGACTTGCTTCATCGAGAGAAGGAACTGTATAACGAATCGTACTACCAGTTCACCATGCCAGTCACCAGCAAACTGACACGGTATGCTGGCCCTGTTACCACCTTCCTCACCATCTACGCCGGCCCGACAAACTCCCCTATGGTTGTCAAGAGCGGCGAATGTATGCTGCAGGTCATGGCGTCTACCAACATGGACGACCTTGTGACAGATGAGGGTCTGTCCCTTATCTACAGTATGCAGAAACAGATGGAAGAAAAACTTGCAGACGGTCTTGCAGAAAAGGCAGACGGACTCGCCTTCGACGACGGCACAAGGGAGCTGCAACTTAAATCCGGGGATACGATGATTGGCGAACCGGTCGTCGTATCTACAACCTAATTTATATGGAAGGAGGGTACAAGCATGGCATATTGGATCGCTGGTCAATCCCCGCACGCGAAGCACTTCATGTGCGACACAGAAGCTGACGTTGCGAATCTGCCGACCACTGTTAATCGCGGCGTTCCACAGGATGACGTTGACGACACCAATACCTATACAGTGCAGGCAGGCAGCACGGCGAAAGTCATTGCCACTGGTGACAAGTATATCCTGCAGTCTGATATCGACACATGGATCAAGCAGCCCGCGTCTGGCGGAGGCGGCGGTGGTGGCGGTGGAGTCACTGACTATAACATGCTGCAGAACCGCCCCGTGATCAATATCACTGGGAACGGCGTTGTGATCAGCTCGCTGACATCTGGTGTGTATAACATCAACGGAACATGGAAGATGACATCGGACGACGAGGAGCGTGCTACCGCTAAGGACGACCTGTTCTATGTGTTCAACGACGACACTGGGAGCAGGCTGACGTGGGTCAGCGCTGGAAAAATCAAGACCTTTGGCGTCCCGGATGGAGGCACCGCCGCTGACATCACTGAGAGCGAGATTGCAACAGTGGAAGATGTTACCGGACAGTTGGTCGGCGATTTCTGATGCAACAGGGCGATAGCCCGTTTTGCATATATTCGTACTATTCATTATAGACAACAAGAAAGGAAGATGCATTATGGCAATCATCAGTAAGCTCGTTTACAAGGGTCTCAAGGCTAACCTCCCCGCTTCCCGCAGCGCGGACAGCTTCTATCTCTGCACGAATACCCGTGAGCTGTACTTCGGCGATGAGCTGTATACCGAGCCTGTTCGGTTCTACAACGGCACCGCCAACAAGCCCACCGCTCCTGCTCAGGGCGTGCTGTATATCGACGAGGCCACCGGTAAGGGTGAGGCGTGGGACGGCACCGCCTGGAAGCCCGTCATTACCCCCGTGACCGTGAGCGCCAGCGACAACTCCGTGGAGATCGGCGGCACTGCTTCTGAGCCCACCGTCAAGGTGAAGCTCTCCACCAAGGACGGCAACCAGCTCCAGCTCGCGTCTGAGGCCGGCAAGGAGGGTCTGTTCGTCCCCGCCCCTGACTCCGCTGACTCCTATAAGGTCGAGGAAGCTGCTGCCGCTGAGACCGGCTACCTGAAGACCTATGTGCTCAACCGCTACCCCAACGGCGACGAGACCAGGACTGCTGTTGAGTGCGGCAAGATCAACATCCCCAAGGACTACCTGGTGAAGTCCGCCGAGATCAAGGAAGTCGCCACCGCTGACGACCCCTACACCGGCGCGAAGGTCGGCGACAAGTACATTGACTTCGTGATCAATGTCAAGTCTGGCACCGCTACCGACGAGCATGTCTACCTGCCCGTGAACGATCTGGTGGATGTGTATACCGCCGGCAACGGTATCGACATCTCCGCCGCCAACGAGGTCAGCGTGAAGATCGACGCCGCGAATGCCAACGGCCTGGGCGTTGGTGCCGACGGCGTGAAGCTGGACGTGGCTGTTGCCAACAACAGCACCGGCGCGAACGGCAAGGCGGGCGCTATGTCCGCTGCCGACAAGACCGACCATGACGCCATGGTGGTCGCTCTGACTGTGGGCACGTTCTAATAACGGCCAACGAGACAAACTGATTGGAGGGAGGGGCTTTGGCTCCTCCCTTCGTCAATAACGGGAGGTATTCAACATGGCCTTATTTAATCCAAACGTGACAGTTGAGAGTAAGGCGCGGAACACCACGCAGCTTCCCATCAGCGAAGGCCAGTTCTTGATGACCTCGGATACGAAAAATGTTTTCTACGATCTGGCCGGTGAGCGCATTCAGCTCACGGACATCATTGAACTGGATACTGAGGCACAGCGGAAGGCGATCCTTGCGCCGCTCAACAAGTTCTATTTCGTCAAAGACACCGGCATCCTGTGGCGGTACAACAACGGATGGCTGAGCTGGGGACATGGCGGTGGTTCGTCAAGCTCCGCCGTACACAAAGTCCTCACCGCAGCGGGGTGGGTCAACAACCAGCAGGTCGTCAGCATCAGCGGTCTGACTGCGAACCAGAACGGTATCGCAGGTCTCTCCCAGGATATTTCCCAGGCTGAGTTCGAGGCAGCAGCAAACGCGGAGATGCGTATCTGCGCTCAGGCCGATGGGTCATTCACGGTTGTGTATCACGGAGATAAGCCGGGGTGCGACATCCCAATCACAATCATCATTCTGGACTAAAAGGAGGCGATAGCGTATGAGCACAACACCGAACTATGGCCTCTATGTGACAGACGATGTGAAGGAGAAGGTCAAGGAACTGCTGGAAAAGATGAGCAACACGACTGACTCCAACATGGTCAAGATCGATACGGCTCTCGGTGAGAAGGCCGACCACAGTTCTGACGTGACTCTGACGCTGGTGTCTTCTGGTTGGTCAGGCGTGTCTGCTCCGTACACATATGAACTGAGTGTGGCTGGACTGAAAGCAAATCAAAACGGGCACATCGAGGTGGCGCACAGCGCCACATTTGAACAGCGTCAGATGGCACGGGAAGCAATCCTATGCGTCACTGGACAGTCTGATGGCAAGATCATCATCTCTGCGGATGGTGAGATGCCTGAACTGGACATCCCGGTCACCATCGTCATGCTGGACTAATTTGAGATAAAGGAGATATCAATATGCCTATTCTTGGAAATTTCCCCGCTGGTGGCGGTGGAGGCGGCACAGGCGGACTGGCATTGGCGGCGGTGACTAATATCGCCACCGTAACCGCGCACGAGAAAGTGTATGTCAGTTGGACTGACCCGAACGATCTGGTAGTGGCAGGCTCTACTCTGGCCGCGTGGGGAGGCACCCTGCTGGTGCGTAAGGCCGGCAGCGCTCCCGTGAGCCGCAGGGACGGCACGGTTGTTCTTGACAGCAAGACACGCAACCAGTACAGCACTACCTACTTCTGTGATTCCGGTCTGACTGACGGCGTGACGTACTACTACAAGTTCTTCCCCTACACTACAAGCAGCACGTACACAGACAGCACGGACGATGAGTTCACCGCGACTCCTGCCGCTGTCGCCCCAGGTAATGTGTCCGGCATGAGCGCAGTCGCTGCCGGTAACGGGAAGATCACTGTGCAGTGGGGTGACCCAGCCGCCACTGTTGTGACGGACGGTATCACCGTGTCCACCTGGGCAAGCACGCAGGTCGTGTATAAGGCCGGGAGCTATCCGACTGACCCGTCAGACGGCACACTGGCACTGAACAGCACCACACGCAACCAGTATGCCACCAACGGCTTTACCATTACCGGGCTTACGAACGGTACCACCTACTACATCGCCTTCTTCCCGACATCTACCGACGGCGCCGTGAACACCGATACAGCGAACCGCGTGGCCGGTGTTCCGAACCGGCTCGTCATCAACGATATCCCCGCGCAGAGCGGGACTCTGACATACAATAAGTCTCCGCAGAACCCAGTGTGGGACAGCGCATATAACCCCGCCATCATGACACTGGGCGGCGAGACTGTCGGAACCAACGCGAAGACATACGTGGCTACGTTCACCCCGGATGACGACCATGTATTCGCCGGCGAGACAGCACCGAAGGCCAAGAATGTATCGTGGGTAATCGGCAAAGCAACCGGTACACTGACGCTCACACCAGCTTCTCTGGTTCTGGACAAGACCACGACAAGCGCAACCTTCGCCATCTCCGGGGACTTCGATGGCAGCTACACTGTCACGTCGATGGATACCAGCATTGCAACCGTGGCTCTGGTGAGCGGTAAGACATACCGTGTCAGCAGTGTGAACAGCACGACCGGCACCGCTTCTATCAAGGTGAGCTGCTCGGGCGGCAGCAACTATACCGCCCCCGCCGACAAGTCTGTGAGTGTGACAGCGAAGTTCGTTACCATCTATGGCGTGAGCTGGGATGGTTCGAGTACCACGAAGTGGTCTCGTACAGATGCATCAGCCAGCTTCACAGATCCTGTGCCTGCTGTTAGCAATGGGAACGGCAGTTCCCCGTTCGACAGCCTGCAGCCATGGGCCGGAATGGTCAAGGATACTTCTGACAGCGCTGCCGGCGTTCTGGTGAAGATTCCGAAGTTCTGGTACAAATGGACAAAGAGCGGCAATACGTTGAAGCTCCAGATTGCAGACGGTCAGGTGGACGGGTTCAATGTTTCTCCCGCGCACGCCAACAGGGGCGATGGCAAGGGTGAGCGCGACTTCGTTTACGTTGGGCGGTATCACTGCGCGAGTGGGTATAAGTCCACCACAGGCGCCGCACAGCAGGTAAATATTACACGGTCAACAGCGCGTTCCAGTATTCACAATTTGGGTGCAACCATTTGGCAGTTCGACTACGCTATGCGCGTGACGATTCAGATGCTCTATCTGGTCGAGTTCGCCGATTGGAACTCTCAGGCAAAGATCGGCTACGGCTGCTCTGCCGGTGGCTCCAAGGAGAACAATGGCAAGACCGATGCTATGCAGTATCACACTGGTACTACTGCGGCAAACCGGACAACCTATGGCTACACGCAGTACCGCAACATCGAAGGTCTGTGGGACAACGTTTACGACTGGATGGATGGTTGTTACTACAACGGTAACGGCATGAACATCATCATGAATCCCGCCAATTTCTCTGACTCTTCTGGCGGGACTTTGATCGGTAAGCCTTCCAGCGGTTGGCCTTCTGCTATTGCTGTGGCTACCGCAAGTGGTCTGGAGTGGGTGATCTACCCCACTGCGGCAAGCGGTTCCGAAAGCACATACGTCGCGGATGACTGGTACTATAACGCTTCCTACCCGTGCCTGTTCTGTGGGGGTGACTACGGCCAGTACCAGAGCCACGGGTTGTTCTACGTGTACTACAACGGCGCCAGCAGCACGTACGCGTACATCGGCTGCCGCCTCCAAAAACTCCCCTAAAGGAGGGGCGTGGGGGGGGGGGGCGCCCCCCCACCCCAAC